GCGCCCTTGAGCTTGTCCGAAAGTTCGTAGTTCATGATTGTTCTCCTTGTAGTTGAAGTCCTCTTCTCGGCCTCATACCTATATTTTATAGGAAAACTTATAAACAATCAACTGGAAGACAAAGAAAACCACCCTCCAACATTGAAGAAGAAGGGTGGCTTAGTGGGTGAGAAGAGGCTTAGCAGAAGAACTCGATGCGAATCGGGTAGGAGAGAGACTCAATCTTGCCCCAAGCGCTGTCGTCTCCGAAATCGAGTCCGAGAAGTTCGCTGAGAGCCTCAACACCGCCCGAGAGTGAACCCTCATCGAAGCTCCACCACTTAGACCCGTAGAGGAGAACTAGAGTGCCGTCATTGGAGCGGAAGACTTTAGCGAAGTTGAGTGAGCGACTAGCGTAGTCCATGAAGTCGACTCTAGTCCCGTCCGAAAACTCCATGAAGAGCAAGTCCTCGATGAGTGTCTCAATGTCTTCAGGACTACGAGCCTCCCAAACGCCTCTCGGAGTACTCTTAGTGGGGTCAAAAGCGACTCGGACGCCCTCACAAGTAGGATCACTCTTGAAAGCCTCTGCGGTGTCTTCGTCATCTGAGCCGAAGATCCCGTAGCCGGTCGGGCCATACCAGCCATCCACGAGGTTGACAGCGAAGATCTCGCTATTCCAACCCTGGATGACTGTCTGGTAGGGAAGATTAGTCAAATTGATAGCGTCTCCACTTGGAGTCCAGAGGGTTACACTACTAGTAGTCTTGCTAATCATGTCTACTCCTAGATACTAGCGGGAAAAGACTTCAAGTGAGAACGGGAACCTGAACTTAGAAACGACATCGTCGGAGAAGTCGTCAATAGTGTAGAATCTCTTCCCGTCTTGACTATAGATGATGTTTTCCGGAGGGAGGAGGTAGGTGAATGACCCGTTGATGCGGAATACACATCCGGAACCGAGGGAGTCAGGAGAAAGGTCAAGAGACCCCGAGTCGAGCTTAATGACTCCGTTCGTGAGAACACTCTTAGTCCACTCTCTCTTGCCTCCGATCTCAACAGAGCCGGTAGGGTAGGACCGGGAGGGGTTGTACAGGAACTTGACAGAAGGGTCTTCGGCGAGTTCTGAGGCGATCACTCCACTACTCACATTGTCGTCCCAGAGAAGAGTCCCGAACCAACCCTGAGAAGTGCGGTAGGCGATGCCTGAATCACAGACAAGAGCTGTGCCGGTGGGGAGAGAGTTGAGATCAACCTCGTCGCCTTCGATTTGAACTACAGACCCCGAGGTCTTAGAGCGAGCCGTCTTCGAGGTGCATGCCTCGAGAGTTGCTTTGAAGACTTCGGTGATTTCGTCGATTTCTCTAGACGTGAACTTTCTCACAGTAGTACTCCTTAAGGTAGTAGCGGAGAGTTTCTTTCAAAGTTTAGAGGAACTTACGGGAGGCTTAGTTGAGTCTCTTGAAACGCGGGACATAGCCTCCGTCTAGAGCCCAATCGGCGAGTTCAACACTAGACCAAGAAGTGCCTTGGCCATCGACCCACCCGTCTGGGGTTCGGGAGACGAACCAATCACCGTCATCAACACTTAGACAAGTCCCAGGATGAACCTTCTCCAGGTCGAAGGTCCTGTCGTAAATGTCTAGGGTGAGAGTGGAAGTAGACAAGTCCGTCTCCCTAGAAGCAATGTTCGCAGTGGGTTTCATCGAAAATCTCGACTTCTTGAGATTCACTAACTAAAGCTCGAAGAGCGACGAACGGAGCAATGTAGTTCTCGTCCGTCGTCTTATTGAGAATGACTTGGAACCCTCCACGGCGATAGACGCGGTCAGGATACTTCTCCTCGAGTTCTTCGAAAGTCGAAAAAATCACTTTCGCAACCCTTCTGCGATCAACTCCGTAGAAGACGCGTAGAGTTGAATTCCCCCTTCTAGAGTCCTATAGAGAAGATTGAAGAGTTCTTCACTCGAATAGTTCCTGCCTGAAGAAAGCCAAACTCCCTGGTCGCCCTGGACTTTTAGGAAGAAGTCATCTTCCGAGCTACAAAGTACTGTTTCGTCGGGGAGCTTCACAAATTCTTCGAGAGGGTAGGTTGAAAAACCCCCATTACTCCACTTGACTTTGATTGTCTTCAATGTTAGAGAACTCACGATGTCGTTGAGCTCTTCGAAGCACTCTTTGAGATTCATTCGTCTACCCCCGGATCGTGGAGGCACTTGAATTGGCCTCCGAAGAGAAGAAACTTGAACATCTGGAAGCTATCCACTCTTCCCTTAGAGGTTGAAGCCCAATCTCCGCTAACCGTCTTCGTGAAGGATTCGCCTCTATAGTAGAGAACCGTCCCTGTCTCGAGATCGTAGAGTTCCTCGACGTTGGAGATTTCGAAGAGGATGCTACGCTCGTTCTTGTCGAGAATCTCGATAGGCTCATCGAGGACAATCTCGTAGAGCTCACTACGGACTCGGTCGAGTCGTTCGAAAGCGTTCTTAAGATCTCCCTTGGAGGTCATGACTAGACTCCCTTGTTGGTGTCAGGAATGAAGATGAAACAGATCGGAAACTCGTCCGCTGTGAGAGAGGCGAAGACCGAGAAAAGCTTCTCCGTGCTTAGAGACTCCTCACAGAGGGTTGAAGTCCAGAAGGCTGTACTTTTCTTCATGAAGTATTCGCCGTCCGCATGAATGAGTGTTCCGATTGGGAGCCAGAGAAGATCCTTGAAGTCCCAGACCGGGAGACTCACCTTCTTCTCTTTGTTTGCGATGAGGATCGGCTCTGAGAGCTTCACCATCGAGAGTTCGCGGGGCCTTTCTTTGTGCCGCTCCATAGTCTCGCTGAGTACCTTAGCGTCCATTTTCTTCTCCTTTCGAGGACTTGACCCAAGAACGCTTGGATCGGTAGGCGAGTCGAATTGCTACTCCGTCCTCTACGGCCTTGAGAAGGGTGAGGAAGAAGTCGAAGTCTGTGATGAAGCGGCCATCGTAAGAGACCCAAAAGTCGCCGGTCGTCTTCATGTAGGCGAGCCCGTAGAGGGTGATGAGGGTTCCGGCCGGGGTATCTGTGATACTCTTGAAACTTCGAATCACCATCGGGTCGGCTTCGTCTTCCTGGCGGATGAAGATGTCGAAGTAGTTCGGAGTGTTGATGAACTCGAGCGACTCTTCGCGATCTTTCTCTGCAGCTTTGATGACTTCGGTGTAGTTCACTGCTCTCTCCTTCGTTTTGGAGACCCACCTCTTTGGCCTCATACCATTATTTTATAGGAAAACCTATAAACAATCAACTGGGAAACGAGAGAATCATCGAGAAACTGTGAGCTTACTACCTGAGTCCGCCGCTTTGAGAATCGTGAGAAAGACCTCACTATGCTCAACAGAAACTCCGTCCCACCGAATCCACCCAGGAGTGTGGTGAACCCTCATGAACCTCATAAAGCCAATCCCGAGCCGAACACCAGGCCTAACGTTGTAGAGACTAGAGATCGAAGAGACGATGAGTGGGACTTCGCCTTCCACGCGAGAGTCGAATACGATAGGGATGTCGAGTTGTCCTTCGAAGATTTGATTGGCTTGAAGGAAGAGTTTGTGGTAGGCTTCGATGAGACTCCGATAGTCACCCATGAGAAACAGCCCCATCCGGGTAGGGAGGCATCTTGCTGCTCTTATCGAGAAGATTGAGAATCGCGAGATCGGACTTCTCGGATTGAAGAAAACGAAGAACAGTCTCCATGTCTCCAGGAGTGAAAGACGCGTGGGCGGACATCTTCCAGTAGGACAGATTCACCTTCTTGAACTCGAAAATACCCGTCCGAATGACTTGGCCAACCGGGAGGGTCTTGAAGTCGTTAACGTTCATCGTGAGTTACCTCCAGATTGATGAGAAACGCGGGGTTACAGGAGGCGAGGTAGGAGTCAATGATGAGACACACTACTTCGAAGTTAGAGAGTCGAAAACCCAGGCCGTTGACCCAAGTGTCCTTCGGAAGACTAACCTTGAAGAAGTGGGTTCCGTCCGAGAGTTTGATGTGTGAACCCACTCCGAGCCTGAAAAACTCTCGAAATGGGAGATTGAATTCGCCTCCATGATCCTTCATCGGGAGTGGAGCAGGTGAAGACTCGAGACTCTTAAGGGTCTCATCATAGAACTTCCCGATTTGACTTCGAAGTGCGTAGAGTTCCTTGTTCATTTGAGCATTCACTTGAATTTCTCCTTAGAAGCTTTGAGCGGCTACGTGAGCGAGTTTGATCTTGTCTCCATAAAACGCTCTAGAGACGAGTTTGTAGAAGAGTTCTTTGTCCGTGATTTGAGCACCTCGAGAGTCAACCCAGCGGCCTTCGAACCCATCGAGTTTGAGAAAGACGAGTCGACTATTCGTGACGAGAACATCGCCTGGAACGAAAGTGAGCCAAAAGTCATCGTAGTTGTGAATAGGCTTGTCTAGGTCAATGATCTCGAGATTCACGTCGTACTTCTCGGAGATGACCTTCTCGACTTCGAGACGGGCTAAGTTGTAGTCCGTGAGAAAGTTCTGGAAGACTTCATCGGGGGTCATTAGGAAACCCTCCCTTCACGAGAGTCACAGAGTCTCCATTGAAGTAGTCTTCGGCGAGTGTAAAGAAGAAGAAGGAATTGGACTCCTGGTTTCCGAAGCGGTCGACCCACTTCTCGACTTTGCTGAACTTCATCTTCTCGACTTCTCCGTGAGTGGTGGTCTGGAGAATAGTCCCGACCTTCATTCGAGAGAGGTCGGTGAAGCTCGTGATCGGCTTCCCGAGACGTGAGACTTTGATAGACACGCGTCCTTGGGGATCGAGTGCCAAAGCGTGTAGACTAGCCATCTTGATGCGGGTCTCTTCGAGAAAGTTTCTAAGCATGCGGTCTCTCATGATTGTTCCTAGTTAGTGTAGAGGCAATGAAGAGTCTCTCCGAGAGCGACTTTCTTGACGAGAAAATCGAAGAATTCGAAGAGAGTGTAGTGTGTGCCGGTAGCCGAAACCCAGAATCCTTTCCCGCCCATGCGTGTTAGGAAGAAAGTCTCTAAGCCTACTTGCACTACGGTTCCGTAAGTGACGTGGTCAAAGTCGGCGGGACACTGAATTGAGAGAGTCTTGGCATTAGGGCTCGGGAAGAATTGGAGTCCTTCTACGCAGGAATCGAGGTAGAGTCCAAGCCTCTCTCGAGTGTTTTCGCTGAGTTTAGAGACAAAGTCGACGGGGGTGACGGCGTTTTTGCTGTAAGACTTCCCGTAGACGGCTCGATTGTAGAGGAGACGTGAGACTTCTTCGAAAGCCTCTTCGTGGTTTTCACCATCGAGACGATAGGAGACGAGTCGTGGGAGTTCGTCGATGTTGCCTGCTTCAACGCAGAACTTGTAGAGTTCCTCTTCAAAAGCGTCGAATCGGGTTCCAGCGATTCCGTCACTGTCTACGAGTCGACGGTCTACGGAGTGGAAGATGAAGTCGAGGGTCGGGTAGTAGGTCATTGAAATCACCCCAGGAAGAAGCCAACGAAGTCGAGAGTGCTCACCTCAATGAGGCGAGGCTCACCGTTGTAGTTAGCGTAGTAGTAGACCAAGTCCTCTCCATCGTGGTAAGCGCCACACTGTTCGAGGACTCCTACGATGAGTTCGAAAGCGTCTTCGAAGTTCATCTCATCGAATCCCCCGAACTTTCGGGCCTCAATGAGAATTGCGGACTCGAGTTCCTTGTAGGTAGCCATCTCTTCTCCTAGAGCCACTCGATGAAGTCTGTGATGGCCTCATCGCTGTTGAATCGAGCGAGCTCCACGTACTCTCGGGTGGAGTGGACCCGGTAGAAGTAGTCGGAGTAGTGGAGAGTCTCATCGATCGGGAACATTCCGGTGGGGAGAACCCTACGGTGGAAGAACTCATCGTAGGAGAGAGTCTCGGTGACCGGGTTGAGTCCCTTCTTCGAAACGTGGATCGGAGTCCAGACGTCGTCCTTCTTGATTCGCATCCAGTACTCGACGTGTTCTCCGTTGACCTTGAACTCCTGGAGGTAGAAGTCGACAGGAGTGAGCCAAGCCGCGTCTTCCTGCGGAGTCTTGGGGAGAACCAGGTAGAAGACGTGTCCGTCGTCTACGAGCGCTCCGCCTTCGAAAGCGTTCTTGAGGTTCTCGTGAGTGTAAGTCCGGGTGAAGTTCTCGTAGATGACCTCGAAAGTCCCGTCCGGATTCTTGAAGACGGGGAGAACGGTGGTCTTGTCCGCCTCAACGATGAGCGTCTGCATGTCTTTCCTCCTTGTATGGGGAAGCCTTTTCGGCTCCCATACCTATATTTTATAGGAAAACCTATAAATAATCAAGTGGAAACACAAAACTCCTCCCAACCGATTTTGACTAGCCAGGAGAAACTAGAGAAATCGATCGGGAGGAGTCGATTGGGAGGGGTCCTATATATATGGACTAGAAGGAACCAGGCTTGTGATGGTCTCTGAGAACCTTGCGGATATCAGGCTCAAAGAAGTTCGGACCCTTCATCACCTTCCCATCCTCGCGGTAGATAGGCTTGCCATCCTCACCGAGCTTCGAGAGATTGGAACGGTGAACTTCCTCAAGAACGGCATCGAGTGGAATGCCAAGCTCAAGAGCCATACCGTAAATCACGTAGACAAGGTCGGCTAAAGCGTCAGCGACTTCCACCTCATTGTAGTCTCCGGGGTCTTTAGAGTCAGGAAGTGCATTCTTGATCGTCGTCGAGTAGATACTCGTCCAAGTCTTGGAGCCGTTATCGTAGACTCCCGAGAGAAGTTCACAGAACTCCTCGAGAATGAGACCAACACGAAGTTTGGCTCTCTCCGAAGAAGGACGATGAGGCGAATCATAGATAGGCATGCTATAGACACGGTGAAACTCTCGAACGAGTTCGGCGGGTGACTTCATTGGAAGAACTCCTTAGATGGGATTGAAAGATCTCTGAGCGTGTAGTCCATATGAGATTGAAAGATCTCTGAGTGCGAAACCCATATGTGGACTCAACGGGGACTCCACAAGACTGCAATGATCTCAACGAAAACGGCGACTGCGCAGAGAAAACTCAAGAAGCCGAGAATCTTCGAAAGCGAGTGATAGTGTCGAGAAGACTTCTCAGAGACAAGCATCACCGCCTTGAAGAAGAATTCGCGGGAGAGAAGATAGAACACGACTGCGAGAAGCGCGAAGAGAAACCCAAACGCGACTAAGATGATGGAGGACATAAGAGACTACTCTCCTTCGAGATTGACGACTTCGGAGTCGAGATTGACAGGTCTAACGGATAGGTCGAAAAGCGGGGAAGAGACAAGACTCTCCAGAAAATCGGAGGGAAACTCGCACTGCTCCAAAGACACTCCACACTCTTGAAGAAGCCTAAAACCCGCGTAGGAGGGCCTATACTCCCTCACATAGACGACACGATCGATGTCGTGGAAGGCGATTTTCTTGCAACACTCCCAACACGGACTATCGGAGACGTAGAGAGTAGAAAAACCCCTACGGCCTTTATCTGCAAGAGTTAGAACGGCTTCCTCAGCATGAATGGTCCTCACGCAGTGGCCATCGGACATGAGGTGTCCAGCCTCATCACATTGAGGCTCAACACTCGAGTGATTGACACCCCAACCAACAACAACTCCATCGATTGTCAGACAAGCAGCGACTCTACGACGATCGCAAGAACCCTTCGAACTTAGGGCCAAAACCCCCGCACACATCAACGCGTCATAGAAGACACTGTGCGGAAAGTTGCTATATATATATGGAGTGGGGGTGGAGAGTGCGTGTGTTTCGGGGCTCACAGTGTCTCCTCAGTGAAAGTCTCTCTAAAACACAATTGGCCATATATCTCTTCTATAGTTAAGTTGAGTTTGAGGAGTGAGTTCATCGCGAGATTCGGCTCGAGGATTTGAGTGAGAATCTCTCGAGAATCGAGTTCTTGGGCTCCTCTAAAAGCTTCGAAGAGTTTGTCTTTGAGATCCTCCGCGAGTTTCGGAGCGAGTTCTACGGAGAGTGCTTCCGCGACTTCTTCGAGGCGAATCTTATCATAGAAGAGCTTTTGGGCTTCGAAGTCAACCGAGTCGAGAAGATCGCTTAGTTGTGAGAGTAAGACTTCGGAGTCTTTCTTCAGGAACGTGTAGATTTCGGAAGAGGGTGAGCCAACCGCGAGTTTGAGAACACCGCCTTTGATCTTCGGAGACATCGAGAGTGTGAAATCTTTAGAGTGAAGATAGAGTGTAGAGGGTTGAACGATGAACTTATCGAAGTCGAGGGTTTGAGGGAGTTTCGCTGCGAGGGTTTTGAGAACTACATAGACAGGAGCAGGACTTTCACGAGGATAAGAGTCGAGAATGTTTCCCACCCCATCCGTGTTGAAGAAGACGACTTTCTCGCGGTTCTCTTCGAACCAGGTTTTGAGAAGAAAGTCTCGAACCGTGACAGATTGCTTGCTCCAAAACGTTTGAGAAGCATCGAAGAGTTTCACGAGAGAGAAAACGGCTTCGGAGTAGAGAAGAAATTGCTTCTCTCCAATGAGTACTTCCACTTCACCGTTCGGGAAGGTTTCGAGAACCGTTAACTCCCCAAGAGATGCTTTGAAGACATCGTACTTCTTGAAATAATCGTATAGGTCAATGATGTTCACTTGCTACCTCAATCCTCAATGACTTCGAGTTCTTCGACTTCGTCGGGTTCAAACTCCTCAGCGTTGTCGAGCTTAGCGAGGATTTGCTTCATTTGATCCTCGGTGACGACCTCCCGAACCGCTTGAATGATTTGAGAGAGTTGAGCCATGACCTCAACCATCGAGGAGTCTTCTTTGGCTTCCTTCTCGAACTCGTGGAGTGTCTTAGCGGCGTCGAGTCCGTCACGTGCGGAAACGGTCTTCGGATTCTCGACCATGTTTTGGAAGCCGATTTGCATCATGGTCTCGGCGTAGGAGGTGTCTGTGACGAGTGAGTCCACCATCTTCTCGAGGCTTTGAGAGGCTTGAAGCGCTCTCTTCTCGAGACTCTTACGAACAATCCACGACTTCGGAGGCATGTGGTTGTGGACGTGGTTGTAGAGGCTTTGGTAGGAGATGCCTTCGCCGATTTTGCGGTACTTCTCGTTTTGAGGCTCGATCATCCGAAGAATCTCGGTGTAGGCGAGTCCGGACAAGACTAGAGTGTTGATAGTCCCAACGAAGTCTCGACCCTTCTTGCAAACTCGGCATCGAGGCTCATAGGTGAACTCGGGGTTTCCCCCACCGAGATTCACCGGGAGTGCTTCCTCAAGTGGAGTACCACCGAAGACCTTATCGTCGTAGGTTGCTTTCATCGATCCTCCCGAGGCTTACCCCAACCACGCTTACGGGAGCTAGGATTGTAGGCTCTCGAGAAACTCCCGGAATAAAGGGAAGCTTCGGGGAAGCCGTTCTTGTTGTAGACCTCACGAGTCCTACGATACTCGATTTGTGTTGCCAAGAGAGTTCTTCTCTTCTCGACAACGCGCTTTTCGGGAGGAAGACTTCTCCTCCACTCCACTAGAAGACCTTCGGTGAGGTCCTCTAAGTGCCCATCAACACCGTACTTCATAACCCTAACTCCTCGGCTAAAATGAGAAGTCCCTCGGCGGCGACTTCCTTGATGTTGTATACTTTGTTGTGCTTCAACCCTGTGAGAGTTGAGATAGTGCGTGAGTAGATGTAGACCTCATTGACGGCTTCGCGGTGAGGCTCATCGAGTTTCGAGACACATGCTTTAATATCGAAGATTGAGTAGTCTTCTCCTAGAATGTTGAGAGTGTAGCATCCCTCCCTCTTCGAGAGTTCCTCCCAAGCGAGGAGGTTCCTCAAGCATCCCTCGAGAATCTTGAGAGACTTAGTCTTCTCCACGACGAATCCTCCATTCACGAATCCTCTCCAGGATCCTCACGACCTGGCGAATCTCTCTTTGAAGTGCATCGGCCTTGTTCCACAGGAAGTAACGGAAGAAGGCTTGATAGCGTTCGCTTTGAGACTCTCTAGAGGCTCGAGCGGACTTGTCGGTTTGAGTACCCTCCATGTAGCCTTCGTAGAACCCGTTCCAGGAATCATCGGCGATATGTTTGGCGAAAGTGGCTTCCAGGAGAAGATCGGAGACTCGCTGTGAGAGAACGATTTGCTCTCGGGAGAGTTTGAGAAGAGTCTCTTCGATGTCCTGGCCTGTGAGTAGAGACCAATCCTCCTTCGGGTTGCCTTTACGGTCGAGTTCCCAAACGATTCGGCCCCTCTCATCTTTGAGAAGAATCCCGTTCGAGTTCACGGCCGGCTTCCGAACCATGATGTAGAGGTCATCCAAAGCCGCGAGAGTGGACTCGAAGACGTCTCCAATCATCCCATCGGAGGCGGCTTTGATTTGAGAGAGAATGGCTTTGTCGTCTTGCTTCCAAGTGTAGGAGAGACGACGGAAGAGACTATTCTTCCTGCGAAGTGAAGCGATTCCATCCGAGAGTTTCGTTTCTGTTACGTCGGAGTCGAGGTCTTCCTGGTATTGCTTGCGTAGTCCTTCAGCGATTTCGCCGTAGGGGTCACGACCTTCATCGAGTGAACTCATCCCATTCTCCTTCCTTGAATCCCGTGTAGGCGATGGCAATAGCATCGAAGACGTCCGGCTTAACGCCTCTCTCTTCCTTGAGGTTGAAGATCTCGGAGACGCTTTGACGAACCTCGTCCTTAGAAGCGCGGTAGTTACCCGTCACGAACTTCTTGACAGAAACGGCCGCGTACTCCTTGTACTTCCTCTCTCCGAGAATAGCGAAGGACCTCAAGAAGTTCTCTGTCCCGAGGATCCGGTCTCTTTGACCCATGTGTTGAGTAGGAACACGTTCAACAGCGATAGCGTCGATGTGTCCAATCTTCTCCTCGGCCTTATCCAGGAAGTTTCGAAGGGCGACCATCCCCTCGATCGTCTTACCGTTGAGAGTAGTCTCCTTGAAGGTGGGGGAGAAGAGACCCGCCTTCACCAAGACACCATCCTCGAGGAAAGCGTAGCCTACGTTAACCGCTCCGGGGTCAACACCAAGAACAAGCATTTTAGACCTCCTTCTCTCTAAAGGGAAGTTCGTTTTCGAGTAGATGAGTGACCCAAGCCCACTTCTCATAGACCGGATCGAGGAGTTCCGGGGTGGACTTGATAATGAACTCCTTCATGCGGTAGGGGTACTCGGTTTGCACCATGAGAATGATGCATCTCTTGAGACTAAGCCAATGCATGTAAGCGTTCATCTGGTAGACCCACTCCTTTTGGGGAGCGGCCATCCTCATGAAAGTCGAGGAGGTCTTCGTCTTGATGTCGAGAAGAAAAGTCTCACCCGAGGGATGGTCAATGATTCCATCAACGTATCCTCGACCGTGGACTTCGTGGTTATGGACTTCCCGCTCAATGTTCTCAGGCTTGGCGAGTCCCGCTTGAATGAGTTGGGTTTGAAGAATGGCGTGGTAGGTCTTCCCGATGGAGGCGGCCATCTCAAGCCCCATACTACGATGTTGAGGCTTGACTTCGCCTAACCCATAAGCGGGTGCTTTGGCTTCATAGAGTGCTTTGGCAGAGGGAAGACACTCGGAGGAGGGATGAAAGTACTTGTCTCCAAGACCTCTATAGGGGCCGGAGTCAACTGTGACCGTGTAGTGGTCAGGCCAATTGTCGGAGAGAATCGACTTCTCGAGATAGGGGACGAGAAGTTCGCCTCTACCAAGAGAGTCGAGTAGTCTAGTTCCAATCACTGAGAAACTCCTCGAGTTTGTTCATCTGTTCGAGAACCCTAGCCTTCATGGGTGGAGTCTTGTAGGCATCGTAGAGCTTCTCGAGAAAATCAATGACTTCAACGACCTTTTCTAGATCCGGCTTGACGGGTTTGGGTTGCTCTTTGAGTGAGAGAAGCTCGGAGAAGTCTTTGAGAGGAAGTGCGATCCAATCCGACTTCTTCGTCTGTGAGCCTTCTTCGTATTCGAAGCGGACGGGGAGTGCGAAGGTCTTACCCATCCCACGCGCTTTCTCATCCCAGGAATCCAGGAAGACTCTCTCGAGGCTATAGGACTTCTTCCTTGTGGCTTTGCAGTCAACGAGAAGCGGGAAGTTACTTTCCGTCCAATGTCCCGGAGTTACGCCGTCTCCTGGATCGTTGAATTGGTTCCCTGAAGAAATAGTGAGAGAGAGGCCGAGTATTTCAGCGACCTCTCTCTCGTGTGTTTTCCAGTCAACTTCCGGAGTTGAACCCTGATTACTCATGTCCTAATTATATAGGAATTCTTATAACCCATCAACCGGAAACCTGGAAAATTGTAGGATCTAGCCTTCGTTGAGTCGCTTCAAGAAGCCGGTCTCATCGAAATCGGAGCCTGCGGCGTTGTCGATGTCGAAGGATTGAGCAACTCCCTGAATCTCGTGGCCTTTAAGCTTCGCGAGAACCTTCTCCTTCAAAGCCTCCTGGATCTCCGGATGCTCCTTCACGAAGAGAATCACATTGTCTTTGCCGCGAATCTTGCCATCCGGGAACTCGGGGTAGGTGTATGTTCCCCTCGCCGGATTCTCGATGACGTCCGCCAGCATAGCCAAGCGAGTGATCTCATCAAGGAAGTCGATGCCGAACCCATACTTCGATTCGAGATTGTAGAACCAAAAGTAGGTGGAACGTCCAGGAGCGGAGAGAGAGTTCTTGTGAACCTTGGCGACAACCGAGAACCCTACCTGCAGGTCATCTCCATCGACCTTCTCGAAGACTTTGCCTTGGCCCCTCTTGAGTTCAACACGAAGAGAAGCGGCGTGTTGCCAGGACTTGCCTCCCGGAGTCATTAGACGATGGTAGCCGGACATGTCTTCACGGATCTGGTTGATGCCGATCGTACAAGTCTCGTACTTACCGGACATGATTTGGGCGAACTGCGAGAATCGAGTGATGGCAAGAGCGTTGCCGCCAATGTTTCCGATCTCAGCGGACTTGCCTGTGACTCTCTGGGAAGGGGTGCCACCGATGGAGTCGAAGACGGCGATGGCACATTCTCCGGTAGAGACGGCGTCTGTGTACATATCGGTCGCTTGCTCCACGTGGTCCGGGGCTACTACGATGACCCTCTCCCAGTCCTCAACGAAGGCTTTCACCCAATCGGGAGTCAAACGGTGCTCCGCGTCGATGTAGAGGCAAAACCTATCCGGGAAGAGTTTGAGACAATTGTTCACCGCGTGAAGAGTGATTGTCGTCTTACCTACGCCCGGGGCTCCAGCGAACTCTACGACTCGGTTGGTGGGTAAGCCACCGACACCCGTGGCGTAGTCGAGTGCTAAGGAGCCGGTCGAGAAGGTACGGTAGGGTGGAATCTCGGAAGCGAGCATTGCCGACCTCTCACCGTAACGATTTTGGAGTTGAGTCTTGAGTGATTCGAGTGTTGAAATACGTGCCATGAAAAAACCTTTTCTAACGAAAGAACTCGTGCTTGAGAGTAGTAACGGTAGTAGACTCGATGTCTCTCGTGTTATTCCCCTATAAGCGATCCACTAAATCGAATGCTAGGTTGGTAGGAGAGATCCCAAGTAGTGAAAAACTAGTCCTGAAGGTAGTCAAGACGCAGGACTTCCTGCACCATAACACCCCGGTCAAGCTTCTTGATCTCGAGGAGAACGGGTCGACCGACCTGGTAGAGAATCTTATTCGGAACCCACTTGTTCGAGAAAACCGTCGCCGGGAAGACCTCCTCGTTGTAGGTCACCTCAATGAAGGCCATCTCACCGTTTCGGGCTTGATGAGTGCGGAGACTAGAAATCATGCCACCGATTCTAGCCACCTCACCGACTTTGAGCTCATTCATCTCTCGAGGCGTCTTCAAGGCCATCGCATCGAGAATATCGAGATACTTCTCAAGAGGGTCTCGAGTAATGTAGTTCCCCGCGAGTTCCATCTCGATGTCGAAGATGATGCTCTCGTCGGAGAAGTTGGGGACCGAGGAGTCGATCTTGTTCTTCTTGTAGAAGTCCGAGAGAAGTTCTCCCCTATCCGGGTTGAGAGAGTCAAAGGCGCCGATCTTGATGAGATTCTCGACAACGGTCTTCTTCCGTCCACCCCTACCTGAGGTCTTAGAGAGGTAGTCATCGAGGGACTCGTAGGGGCGATACTTGAGAATCTCCTTGACAGCGGAGGAACCCACGTTCTTGATGTCTTCAAGACCCCAGCGAATGCCGTTCTTAGTGAGTGTGAACCTCTCCTCCGACTCGTTGACGTCGGGAGGAAGAATGGGAACACCAGTGCGTCGGGCCTCCTTCACGTAGAGATTTGCTCTACCCGGGTCAGTTCTCATGAGAGCTGTGAGATACTCTCTCGGGAAGAAGTGCTTTTCGTAAGCACCCCACGTCGAGATCATGGCGTAGGCCTGTGAGTGTGCGGAGTTGAACACGTAGATACCCGCCTTCTCGAGCATCTTCCAGCATTCATTAGCGACCTTCACAGGGTCACCTACGCATCCTTCGAGGAACTTGGGGTTCTTGACGCATCGTTCGATGAACTTAGGCTTCTCTTCGAGCATCTTCTCGTAGAGCATCTTACCCATGATCTTGCGAACGCCATCGGCCTCTACGAGAGAGTAGCCGGCGAGAACCTGGAAGAGTTTCATGACTTGCTCTTGATAGACCGCCACTCCGAACGTAGAAGCGAGAACCTCGGCCATAAGCGGATGCGGAGTCTTGATCTCCGCCTCACCCATTCGACGCTTCATGTAGACGTCTAGCTGGCCTGACCTCGTAACACCAGGACGGTTAATAGCGATGAGGTCGGCGATGTCCCTCTCGTTTTTCGCCTTGAAATCGGGGAGAAGTGCTTTGAAGGAAGTCGTTTCAATCTGGAAGATACCAGTCGAGTCGCCTTCGTTGACTTTCTCCCAAACCTCGGGAAGAGCCATGGTCTCTTCGGAGAGTTGATAGAGACGCTTCGGGTCTTCCTCTCCGTGTGCAAGCCTATCGCACTCCATGAGGGTATCGAGATGGCGAATGCCGAGAACATCGTACTTGATGAATCCGAGTTTCTCGACAGTGGGTCCATCGAACTGTGTGACGATCTCGTTGTTCTTGACTCGGAGAGGGAGTTGACCGATCAGGGAAGAGTCCGAGATTAGAATACCTGCGGCATGCTTAGAGGACTGGCGAACCATGCCTACCATCTCGGACATCTTCTCGAAGAGACGAGGGTACTTGGTGGCCCAGGCGGCGAGCTCTCCACCGGTCTCACGGAGGATTTGGTCCCAGGAGACTTCAATTCTTTCTGTGTCGAGGTCTTTGACTTCGTTGATGACTTCGGACATTTTGTTGACGTCTTCGAGCGGGATTTGAAGTGCTCTACCGAGATCTCGAAGAAGACCACGGGCCTGGAGGCGCGAGAACGTTCCGATACCACACACCTTGTCTCGCCCGAAACGCCAAGAGAGATACTCTTTGACTTGTCCACGGTGTGATTGAGGGAAGTCGAGGTCGATATCCGGTAGGCCACCGATTCTCTCCTCAACCGAGACCACTTCGCCCACTAGATCTTCACCGAAGTCTTTGTAGTCGATCGACTTCTTCTTGGTCTCCTGGAGTTTGATGCGGTCACCAGGCTTGAGGAAGCGTGCCATTACTTCACTGCCATCCTCGAGGAAAGCTCTCTCACCGGGGCCAAGAGTGAGTGTCTCAATGCCGACGTCAATGTAGAGAAGAGAACCACGCTGAGGATTGAGGAACCTCTCGAACATGAGACCGTATTTAATAGGGTCGATCTCAGTAATGTCGAGAAGGAAGGCTGTTAAAGAGCCCCCACCCGAACCACGAGCAGGTCCCACAAGCCAAGAAGACTTCTTGAAGGGAACGGTCGCTGGATTCTTAGCAAACTTGCAATAGTCGGCTACAATGTTGAAGTAGCCGGGGAAGCCTTTTGCCAGAATAATGGAGAGTTCGTAGTCTAAACGCTTCCGATAGTTCTCGAAAGTGTCGGGCATCTCAACACCGGACTCGAACTGCTTTACGATCTTCTCCTTGAAGCCGGACTCTACGTTGGAGAGGAAGAGTTGCTCGTCCTTAATAAAGTCCCCAGTAATGAGAGGCTCGTGGAGTTTCCTACTAATCTCAACCCCTCTACATCTCTCGGCGATCTTGGAAGTATTCTCGATCGCTTCCTCGATGATGTCATCACTAATCCCGTGACGATTCATCCAATAGTAGATCTCATCATCGTCCATGATCCAGGCGGCGGTTTCGCCTCTAGTGTCGAACTGGTCCTGGTTCGTGGACATTGCCCAAACGATCTGGTGATTCTCGAAGTGGCATCTCTCGGCGTAGTGAGCATCATTCACTACGATGAGGCCTAAGCCAAGTTCACGAGCGAGTCGAACCTTCCCATGATTCATCTTGGTGATTTGCTGACTCACCTCGAGGTCGTGGGGGTTCTTGGAGTCGATCATCTGCCACGTGTGGAGTTCGAGGAAGAAGTTCTCCTTCCCGAACACGCTGATGAACTTCGAAACCCACGCCTTGGCTTCCTCGTACTTGTCTTCAACGAGGAAACGTGCCGTGTTAGAGAGAAGACACCCATCGGAGGCGATGAGGCCTTCACTGTACTTCTTGAGCATCTCCCAATCGGCAAGAGGACGATAGTAGAAACCCTCAATGTAGGCGAGAGAAGAGATTGCCCAGAGGTTTGAGAGACCCTTCGAGGTTTCGGCCCAAACGCAGTAGTGAGAGTTGAGTCGAGACTTCGTCGCTTTAGTCTCTTCGATGGAGTCTACGACGTAGCCTTCCATGCCGTAGATCGGAGTAATGCCTACCTCTTTGCAGGCCTCTTCGAGAAAAATGTGGCCACTCACTTCACCGTGGTCGGTGAGTCCAACGGCCGTTCCGTTGATCTCCTTGACGCGATCTGCGATCTGCTTGATGGAAGCATACCCGTCGAGAAAGGAGAACTCGCTATGTGTGTGAAGCGAAACGTACTTACCCATATTCCCTCCTCAGGAAACCTACTCCCCGCCTACATTGAAGTGGACGGGGAGTAGGGGAGAATTACTTGGAGCGGTATTCGCGGATCTGGTCCTGGAGGGAGAGAGACCCTGCGGAGTTGGAAGAAGGCGCAGGGGCCGGATCACTGTCAGGTCCAAGATGCTTCTTGTAGTAGCCTTCGGAGCCGAGAACCTCGAGGTAATCCTGGACGGAGAGGTGGAAGAGCTTGGCGATCTTGTAGCGGTCTTCGACCTTCTCGGGATCGCGGAGTTCCTCGACCACATCACACGGGACGATCTGGTACTTGGTATCGAGGCCGTTGCCGTGTCGGGTAATGGCGTAGTCACGGTCCATGATCGTACCGTAACGAGCGAAGAACCCATTGAGGTTGTTCCAGAAGTTCGTGAGGGAGTTCTGGACGAAGCCGACCTGAGGAACGGTGAGCTTCTCGCCGACCTGAAGATCGAGACCAAGAGCCTTAGCCTTCTCGGCCACTTCACTCGTCACCTCAACCTCTTCGGTGACATCGGAGTACTCGAACTCTCCACGAGAGATTTGCTTCTCTTCACGAAGAACTGCGAGAGAGATAGCAATGTCACGGGGACGGTAGGGGCGAGTAGTTCCATCCTGGTTCGTCTGGACCATATCCTCGCAAATGGGGCATCGACGACTCTTGTCGAGCTCCTTGGCGCATACGAAGGTACGACGCTTTCCGTCGTTGCAGGGAATGTATTCGTGGAGACCTACGACGATGGGGTCGTCCGAGAGATTGCGGAGGATCTTGAGGTCGCCCTGACCCGTAGAATCCTTCCAGTAGATCGTGAACCAGGAACCACCCGAGTTCTGGTTGGTCGACTGTGCCGCCTTCTCAACTGCTCCGAAACCGCTTCTGAATGACATTGTTGTTCTCCTAGGTGTATCTATTGGTTGGGACTTTAGTCCGTACTACTAATTATATAAGAATTCCTATAATCCATCAACTGCTAGTTGCTTTTTAAGTCTTGCTTCACTTAGGAAGCTCGCCGTCCTCTTTTCGAATCTCGAGACGACTTCATCCGGAGGCAACCCAGCGAGATCATCTTCCTGGCCTGTCTCATCAACGACACTCACACTCGTGTAGTCGCTTAGGCCTCTCAAGAGCCTCAAAGCACCACTCTTGCCTGCTTGATCGTCATCGAACCATATGGTGACCTTCGAGTAGTTTCGGAGAAGTTTGATTTGCTCATCCGAGACTTTGGCTCCAAGCGTAGAAGCGAGTCTTAGGCCAGGGAGTAGACCTTTCTCCTGGAGTGTCTCTCCTACGAGAACCGAGAAAACGGACTCCACTACGAGAACCTCATCGGAGTCTTCACCACCCAAGTAGAGGACTTCACTCTTCGGGAACCCAGGCGAGTTCTGGTACTTGGGATGGGTTTGAGGAGGAAGGACCCTCTTTTGCCATCCCACGAGTTCGCCTTCCCAGAAAAGCGGGAGTGTGATTCGATTCGACTCGGGGTCATACCCTACTCTATGACGAATGATGACGTCGTCTGAGACGCCACGAGAGGAGACGTAGGGGTGAATGAAGCTCCAACTATCGAGAATCTCGGGGGAGAAGGAGGGTAGTATAGGTTTAACCCTATAATCAGGCGAGAGAAGCTTGTTGATCTCTTCGAGAAAGGACTTGGAGTCTTGGTCTTGAACCCCTCGAGAGAGTTTCTGGATGACCTTAACGGCACCCTCCCAGGAGCCTTCAAGCTTCTCTAGAAGCCAAAAGAGGTCACCGCCTCCGTAAGCGAAGCAGTGGTAGAGCTTGTCGTCAACACTTAGACAAGCCGTAGGAGTAGAGTCTCCGTGAGAGTGGTGAGGGTCGACTCGGTCGATGAGACAACTGTGAATCAACTCATCGCCGTTGGAGGAGTGTGAGAGCGAGATGTTGCCGGCCTGGTAGAAGTCGAGAATGTCTTCGGCGTCTATGTTCTTGACGACCTGCAGGTATTGCCTTTTGTTGGCTCTCGCAATGCTAGAAAACCCGCTTCTCATCACTCTACTCCGGTCACGCTTGCGATAGTTCCACGAGACTCGATCTTCGTTTGCCCCTTAAGACTCCAGTTTAGAAGCCACTCTTCGGGAGAACCACGGCGGATACCGAGAATCTTGAGAAACATAGAGTTGTTTGTACGGAGTTCACGTGACTGTTGAAGACCGAAGACGATGTCGGCGAACTGCTCAATCGATGAGGAGACAGCGAGGTTTTGCATTCCAAGTTCTTCACCCTCTTGAACAGAAGCACGGTTCAACTGGACAGCCATGATGGTCGGGAACATCGACTCTTCGTCTTCGGAGATCGAGGACTTGAGGTCCTCCATGATCTCTTCATAGGCGGAACGACGATCCCGATAGTCACGTCGAGGCTTAATGAATGAAAGCTGGTCGATGAGAACGATGTCCGCCTCAACTTCACGGGCTCTATTCACGATGGACTGGACAGTTCGATCATCTCGAGTAGGCTTCTCAACGTAGAAGTGGCCAAGGGAAGCGAACTCTTCCTGGGTCTCCTTGAGGTGAAGAACCTCTTCACGTGTGAGATTGCCGTTGCTAATACTCGTCATGTCCAAACCGCTAATGTAGCCATCAAGGCGATCTTCCATGTCCGGAACGGAGACCTCCATGGAGACGAGAAGAGGAGTGAGACCCTTCTTCCTAGCCTCCACCGCCGACTTACAGAGAAGTTGAGTCTTACCCGTCTTGGCGTAGGCGGAGACAACAGCGAGTTCACCAGGCCTAATGCCTCCGATATGCTTGTCAACGTCGGGGAGTCCAAGACCGAACGGGTCAGGGTCGAACTCGGAGACTCGAGTGGCGTAGCGGGATTGCCTCTCAAGAACGTTCGAGGAGATGTCCGAACGGTTCTTCCGCTCCGTTACCGAGGCGAGAACTTCCCAGAGTTCCTGGTAGGCTTCACGTGCGGATTCGAGAGGGAGTTCGTCTAGGTCCTCGGCGGCTTTACGAAGAACGTTTTGAACACGAGTTCTTGTGAACCTCTCCTGGAGCTTCTCAACAACCCAGGTGAGAGACTCTTCCGGTTCAACGACTTCGATGGACGGGAACTCTTCGAGGAGAACCTTCTTGGTCGGGGTCTTGAGAAGAGAGGAGTCCTCCCAATACCGCTGAGAAAACTCGAAAGCGTTACGGTAGAGGGGGTCGTAGATGTGTTCGGGGCGAATGCCGAGGTCGAGAATCCGTCGAAGATGGCCTTGCTCGATGAATCCGAGTAGAGACTTGTCTAGATCGATCAAAAGATCGGCCTCCTTTCGCCTGAGAGAACTTCGTTGATTTGCTTAGACCCCATGCTAGGCCCACGATGTGTTTCCGGGGCTCGGAAGTCTTCGATATTCCACCAGATGCCTTTGTTCTTCTCGAAGATCAAGGAGAGAACCTGGGGAGGGTAGACGGCTTCGAGGTCTTGCTTGGACTTGTTAGTGGTGATGAGTGTGGTTTGACCTGCTTGAGTTCGTCTTCGAAGAATCGTCTCGATGATCTCTCTAGCGTGTTCCGTGCTTCGCTCTCGGCCTAGATCATCCAGGAGGAGAACCTCGGACTTGAACGTCTTCTCTTCGAAGAACTCTCGTCTAGCGTAGTCGTGGTAGCCGTTGTCAAAGGTCTCGATCAACTGTGTCGCAGTCGAGGAGTAGCATGAGACCCCGACCTTGACGAGATCTTTGAGGAGAAGAGAGAGAAGCATCGTCTTACCTACACCAACTCCACCACCGAACAGGAGACCTAACCCCCGTGAGATCAACTCCTTGAAGTTGTCTCGGAAGAGAAGGGTTGTCTCATAGGGGCTCCTCTCCTCGGAAGTGTAGTCCGACCAATCGAGACGCTGGTAGGTAGAGCCGATGTTAGAGACGCTGTAATGCTTCCAGAGTTGCCATTGGAGTTGACAATCGCACTCGTAGACAGTTCCACGGAACTTGTAACTCTTCTCCCCACCACAAGTGGGGCAAAACTCGTCGGGGTCTCTCAAGAATCGAGGATCCGTAGAGGCGAGGTAGGAGACTTCACTGTCGGTGAGAAACCGGTAGCGGAGAATCTCTCCCTTAAACGTCCTCATTAGAACTCCTCAAAGATACCAGTGGTGACCGGCTTCTTGGCCTGCGTAGTAGTTACTCCGGACTCGTAATTGACTTGAGTGGTCATATCGCGGTATTGAGACTCTTGCCAATCCGAGTTTGCCTTGAGGAACCATCCGGGGTGAATCGGACGGTCCCCATCGGAGTAGTGTCGATAGCCGGAGTCTCTCCAAAAGAGCCACTTGAGAAGAAGCTTAGGAGAGATATCCCGATCCTTGAAGAGTTCGGTCTTCTCGAGTCGAAGAACCGTGTTCCAGAAGAGTCTAGCGAACTTGAGCTCTTCCTCACGAGGAATGACCCTCTTCTGGTAAGTCAAGCATAGCCAAGTGTAGTACTCTCCGAGACGACTCTTGTCGAAGTCCTCGACTCGGAGGGAGTATTTCTTCTCGAAGTTGTCGAGTTCTAAGAACTTCATTTGAACCTCCTGAAGGTGATGGTTAGCGCCAGTTATCGTTCTTGTAGAATCCGTCGTAGACCTTGTTGGAATCACAAGAGAAGACGAGAAGTTGTGCAATACTAGTCCCTCTACGAACGTAGAGAGGGATGCTAGGAGTAATCGTCATACCTGTCGATCCGGAGTAGCCTGAGTCATAGAGACCTACCTCTCCCGAGGCACCCGACTTGAAGAGAGTAGAGCGGAGAATGGAGATGGCACAAAGCGAACTCGTCAAGTGCACTTTCTCGTAGAACTCTATCTGGTAGGTCTTGTGGGGTTCAAGTTCGAGAATATCGTCGAACTCCACTTCAACGAACTCCGGGAGAACCCTCTCCTCTTGCGTCAAGTCGAGAAACCCACGAATCTCATACACTCGGTGAATACGGAGGTCAATCGAGTTGCAGGAAATGTTCTCCTGGAGAAGATTGGTGACTACTCCGAGAGAGGCTAACCTCTGGGGGTTGAGAACCGCCACAGTCACGAGAGTTCCTTTTCGACAACTTCGATGGCGGCTTCGAGACTCTTGAGTGCACTCTCGAGAACTTCGATAGGAGTGTTGAGAGGGATAGTCGTCCTCACTACGGCCGGGTTGTTGAGCTTAATGGCGAGAATCAAGTTTTCCTCACGAGCCGTTTCGAAAAGCTCCCAGGCCGCTTCCTTACTCTTGAGTCTCAAGGCAAGCATTAGACCACGTCCGTTGTACCCTTCAACAACACTCGGGTACTTCTCAGCCCAGGACTCGAAGCGAGAGATCATGAGTTGAGAGCACTCTTCGACGTTCTTGAGGAGCTTAGGAGTGACCTGCTTGAGGATCTCGAGTCCGGCGGCACATACGATCGGGTTCCCACCGAAGGTAGTCAAGTGGGAGAGGGCCGGGGTTTGAAGCTTCTCGAAGTTCCTCCTCGAAGAGATGACCGCTCCGAACGGAAGACCACCGCCACCCGCCTTACCAATAGTCGTAATGGAGGCTCGAACACCGTAAGTGTCCTGGGCGAAGAACTTTCCAGTACGTCCGAATCCGGTTTGAACCTCATCGACAACAGTCATGATGTTGTTCTTGTGACACCAGTTGAAAAGCTCATCTACGAACTCTTGCGGAAGTGCTCTACAACCACCCTCACCCTGGACGAGTTCAACAAACACTCCACCCAGGTTTTCGAGAAAGTCCGGCTCGAGTTCTTCGATTTGAGGGAAGAGAGGCTCAAAGGGGTCAATCCAGCGAGTGCAAGAGTCGTCTACTCCGAAACCCTCACGGTACAAGGAGTTCCAGGTCAACTGCATCGGGCCGTAGCCTCGTCCGTGGAAAGCCTTCGTTAGAGCTATGACGTTCTTCTTGCCAGTGATCTTACGAACCATTTTCAATGCAAGATCGTTAGCCTCACTCCCGGAATTCTGGAAGAAAACCTGGCCTCCTTCGCCCCACTTCTCAACGAGAGCTTTAGCGTACTCGACCTGGGCCTTTTGAACATGCTCTCCGTAGACCGTGGTGTGTCCGTAATCGAGAGCCTGTTCGACAAGTGCGAAGGTAGCCCTGTGGTTTCTTGCTCCCATGGAGTTCACTCCGATACCGGAAGTAAAGTCGAAGAAAGCTCGAGGTTTTCCAACACCAGAGAAAGAGCCGAACAGGTGAAGACCCTCCGCTTTCTCTACGACGAGTCCGTAAGGGGCCGGAGAGGTTTGTGCTACATAGTTCCTGAAATCTTGCTGGATGGTCACAGGTGTGCTCCTAACTGTGCATTGCGGAAAATGGAGAAATTGAAGGGTTCTACGGCTCCGTCATGGGCCCAATTCGTAGTAGGCTCCTGAGACTCACCGATGAGACAAATGCGGGTAGGTTTCCACTTCTCGAGGATCCGAAGAACGACCTCGTCTTTGAGGCGCTCTTCGGAAGAAATGGAGAGTGTGGAAACCCACTTCGGATTGAAGTCGTGGTAGAACCCTTCGTTAACGGAGAGTGTCGGGATGACCAAGGCACTCGTACCGGGGAGAGGGAAGATTTGACGGCTAGAGAAGAACGGGAAGCGTCCGGAAACCTCTACACCTGTCGTAATCGCTCTAACAATGGCGGTGTCTTCACCCTTCCAAGGATGCTTGAAAGATCCGGCAACCGGGGTAAACTCTTGAAGAGAAGCATCCGAGACGATGATCTTAGTGTTGAGACACCCCGTTCCACCCTCAACCGAGACGTCTTCCGCCAGTCCCTCAACTACGTTGGGTTTCTTGAGGTCTTCGGAGGTGACGTAAGCCACGGAGAGAGCTGGTCCATAGAAGGCGATCTTGCCACTAAACTTGTCCTGGTAGAAGTCCAGGACTTCGTGAGAGCCGTAGAGAACGAGACTATCGAGGTCTTCGAATACGAAAGTGTCTCGAGTATACCCCTGAATCCCAAGCTTTTCGAGGAACTTGTTGAGAGTCTCCTTATCTTCATACTCCCGACTCACTGAGACTCTTAGTTCATCAGAGAAGAGGAAGGGGTAGAAGAGAGACTCGTAAGGAGTCGTCGATCCGGTGGAGGCAAGAACCACGCCGACCTTCGTAGAGACGAGTTCGAGCTTCATCTTCTCTACGAAATCGAAGACGTAGTCCGAAGCATCACTTCCGAGATAGTTCGAAACCTTCCTCCGCACTTCCCTGGGGAGAACGTCGACGGCTTCAAGATACTTCACGGCCTTCTCTTGAAGTGCATCCTTGCGTAGGTAGCTCATCGTCTTGTCCTTTCAGCTGAAATGGAGCAACCCTTCATACTAGCCCCTGGAAGCCTTCCGAGGAGACGAATGTGGTTCTTGTCTACTAGTTCGGCTCGGTCTTGAGTCTTGAGAGCCACACAAGTAGAGTAGAGACCAGGGTCGAAGATGGTCAACTGGTTCGTCTCTTCGTCGATTCTAACCTGGACCCAATCCGGAATGCGGAAGACCGAGTCAGTGCCTGTACCCCAGAAAGGAGAGTTGAGTTCGGACATTCCGTATTCGGTTATGAACTCGACTTCACCCTTGTAGGAGAAGGTTTCATTGAAGAGCTTGACGAATTCTTCACGAGTGTAGTTCCGGGTGATACCCTTGTAGCCTCCGGTATCGGTGACGATCGGGTTCTCCCCGAGGAAAGGCTTGAAGCCAAGTTTGCGGATCTCCTCCATGACGATGATGAAGAGGTAAGAGATTCCATAGAGGAGAAGTCTATCACCACCGAGAGAACGGCGAGTCATCTCGAGAACGAGGTTGGCTAGGTTACCAGCGATCTCGACATTCCCCTGAGGAGCCTTAACGAGACGGAGAGTACTATCCGGCTCAAGCTCCTCACGAACCCCGACCTCGAACATGTATGCAAGAGATGAGTGAGGCCACTCAGTGGGAGTGGGGATGAAAGCAACAGCGCTTAGATGAGGAATGTGTCCGTAAACCTCGTGGAATTGCTTGCGGATAGTCCTCTCATAGACCATAGTGTCTTCCAGCGGGGTTCGAGAGGAGTTACCCGAGGTACCTGAGGACTCCCAAACCTTCACCGGCTCGAACCAACCCGACTTGACGAGGAACTTCGACTCCTTGTAGATCTCGATGGGAATCGGGACGATGTCGTCAACGGACTCCCACTGGGAAGCATTTTCTCCCTTGAACTCAAGGAACTTCTTGTAGTAGGGGTTTAGTTCGGCCTGGATCTTCACCATCTCGAGAATGGTGTCGCTCGTGTGAGACAGGTTGAGAGACCTAAAGGAGAGTTCCTTAAGCCATTCGAACTGGTCACTCATCGTCCTCGCTCCGTTCCCCAAATCGCTACGTGGACTCTCATCGAGAAGTTGTATCCGAATTCGAGTGCCCTATCAATGATGAGCCTAGCGTGTTCCTGGCATACCTCGTGGGTTACTCCCTCAGGCATGATCCAGACGCGGCTAGGACTAATGCCAATGGTGTGGCAAAACTCTTGAACCTCATCGAGGTCTTCAAGAGAGGCACAAACGAACTTGAAGTCCGCACTACGAGAGTTGAGTTCTTTGAGGACCTCAGGCCTAAACCGGACTCGAAGGGGGTTCCCGGAGTTTTCAAGCTTCGGAGAAACTGAGTAGAAAACTCGTAGATCGTCGTCGAAGTGGGGAGGCTTGAGAACTCCGGCCGTTTCGAACTGGACCAAGCATCCCTTAGAGAGGAGAAGATTGACTAGTCCCTGGATCTCCGAAGCCTGGAGGAGAGGCTCTCCACCGGTGAGAACTACAAGGTCACCTAACTTGAGTCCGAGACTATCAAGTTTCTCAACAACCTCCTCGGATGTCATCTGGTGCTCTTCGAGAACCTGATTGTACTGGACCCCTTCACGATGCTTCTTGGCTTTGTTCTCGGTGAAAGCCCAGGTGTAGGGAGTGTCACAGAAGGAGCAGGCAAGAGGGCAACGAGAAGTTCTCACGAAGAAGACTCGACGACCCGTGAATCGCCCCTCGCCCTGGATCGTAGGCCCGAAGACTTCGTTAATGTTGAGGGTCATAGTAGTTCTCCTTTTTGAAGTTGCGTCTTGAACTTCTTGAACCCGTACTTATCGAAGAAGTCATTGAGGGCGTCGATGTCGATTTCACCGGGGAGAAACTCACAGCTACTAAGAGGGAAGTTGGAGTAGGTTGCGAGTTCTCCGCTCAACTTGATGAGACGGTAGTTGGTGCGTACCCGCTCGACTTCCTCTTCGGTGAACTTGTCGTATTCTTCGAGAAGAGAATCGAGATCTCCGTACTCTTCGATAAGTTTCTTGGCTTTGGCAGGGCCAATACCCTTGACTCCAGCGATGTTGTCCGAAGAATCACCGGTCAACGCCCAAATCTCAGGCATACGCCGGGGAGGGAGGGGGAACTCGGAGACTTTCTTCTTGTTGAAGAGGGTTTCGGGTGCTTTCCCCATGGACGGCTTGACGACCGTGATCTTGTCACTGATGAGTTGACGGAGATCGTGGTCAGTGGAGATAATCACTGAAGGAACACCGAGTGCTTCCGCATTAAGAGCCGCCGCCGCCATGATGTCATCGGCTTCAACGTTCTTCTCGCGGTAGTGTCGAACTCCCAAAAGGCTAAGAGCCTTCTCCAGGGGACCGAACTGGGTTAGAACCCCGTCCTTCTCGGAGTGGACTCGATTACCCTTGTAGTCCTGGTCGAGAGAGGAGCGATACTCGCTTTTACCCCAATCGAACGTCCAGAGAATATGGGTGGGTTGGAAGGTCCGGTAGTACTTGAAGAGTGAGGAGAGTGCTCCGTAGACGCCTCCGGTCAACTCTCCGTCGGCGTTCTTCAGGTATTCATATCCGTCCTCGGTCTTCCACCGGTGAGCGAAGAAGGCACGGATGAGAAGATTGTTCCCATCGAGAATGAGGAGAAGCGGATCTTTACTGGCGGCCATAAGTCCATCCGGAATCTTCCAAGGCCTGAGCCCTCTTGAGTGCTTCAACGTCGCCAACAGCATCGAAGTAGAGAATGAGGTTGTGAAGGGACTTCACGGCCTGATCGGCGAGAGGCTTCCACTCGAACTTGAGTGCCGGCCAGTTCTTGTCACCCGAGTCTTCAATCGACTTCCAGGCGCTGAGATTGAGTCCGGCGGCAAACGGGGCGGTAGTATCGTTACTACGAAGGTTTTCCGGAACCTTCTCCCCGAACTTCTTGTAGAGGGAGAACTCCCAGAGAGTGTTCATCCCGAGGAGGTGAATCTCCTTCTTGCAGGTCGCCTGGAAATCTTCGCTAAAGAGAAAAGCCGCCCGTCGACGAGAGTGCTCCCAGGACTTGTGGCTCGTGGAGAACTCTGGGAGTTCAATGTCGGTCGGAGTCTCGAACAAGAGATCGTAAGGGATGCCAATCGTTGTAATCCGGTCATCTTCCTCGTACTCTCGGAGAAGTTCGAGGACTTCGTCCCGGTCATCACCCTGGAGAACAGCCATGATCCCGGTTCCGTAAGGGATCTGGTCGTTAGAATCGTCCAGGAACGAGAAAGTACGTTCACGAGTCTTCTCGAGGTTTCCGAGAACATCCGGAGCAATGACCTCGTAGGGTTGAATCTCCGAGATCATGTCGAAGAAGCGTGCTCCGTAGAAGCCTTCGCCGAGTTCATCTGCGCCGTTATCGAGGATAAGCGGAGCGGTCCGGTTCTCGTGGAGGCTTTGGGTGAGCTTGAGAGTGCGCTTCTTGTACTCCGGGGATTGCTCTACGAGGTGTGCAAGAGCGTAGGACATGGAACCAAGGTCCCAATGTTGTGCTGCGAAAGGTGGGTTAACTGCGGCTTTCATATCAACTCCTTGTTAATATTATAAGTTTTCCTATAAAAGACTTCAACTGGAACAGGTTTTTAGGAACGTCTTTTCATGTTCGGGATTGAACGGGATAGCCTTGGGAAGGTTGAAGTCTACGTACCACTCCTCGATAGGAGCCCGATCACCACAGGCATGATCGAAGAAGGCTTGAACGAAGCGGAGACACTCCTTGAACTCTTCCACGTCAACCGTACCCCAGAAGAAACGGAACTCAACCGTGCCATGCTTCCGAAGACTACGAAGATTCACTCCCGTCCTAGGCGTAACCGAGTAGGTGCGACTTTTCCCGTTCTTGTGTCTCGGATAGTGGGCTTCTACGAGTTCGTCAATCGTCTTGGCCTTGAGGGCTTCCTCCACGCAAACAGCGGGAACAACTCGATACATCCAGGAGTTGACCTTCCCCCGGTAAGACTTCCAGTTCTTAACCGACTCCTCATCAAGCCTACCAGGGGTAGGGGTAGGCGAGAGTTGGTACTTGACGAAGTCTTTGATCTCAACGGAGTAGGTGAGAATTTGCTTCGCTTCCTCCAAGGTCACTCCACCAATGTGAATGTGAGTGAAGGAGCGGTAGTTGACTCCAGGGTTGCAAACCGACTTGAGGGTAGCGAAGTTCTCGACGAGTTGAGACTTTGTCAAGGTCGGGACCATGCAAATCTCTCCACCGATGTGAGAGTAGCCGTAAGCGGTGCCGTCCGAGTTGCAAACATCACGCTCCTTGTCATCGAGAACACCCAAGTAGCCTGGGAGTTCAATGCGAGTATCCCAGTCGGTCCATTCGAGTTCGGCTCCCCAGGTGTTGATCATTAGATGCGGCCTCTCTTGAAGAGTTCGAGAACCTCATTGCGAGAATTGATGTCGAAGAAGAAATCGCCTTCCATGCAGGAAGTAACGGTGGGAGCGGAGGAGCTAACACCACGAGTACTCATGCAAGTGTGAGTGCCTCTTACGATGACAGCGATATCGCTCGCGCCTACCATCTCGCGGATCTGTGCCGCAACCTCATTCGTGAAATCCTCCTGGAGAAGAGGAAGGTTACCGATCGTCTTCACGAGACGGGCCAACTTCGAGAGACCAACCGCCCTACCACCGGGAACATAGGCGACATCCACATCGTAGATCACTGGGAGGAAGTGGTGGGGACAAAGACCCGAAGCCTTGATCCCGGACTGGGAGACAATCCCGCGATAATCGGAAGGGAAGGAACTCAACTTGTAGCGGTAGAGTTCATCGGCCACCTTATCGAGGGGACAGAAGTGGCCGAGAAGGAAACGAGAAACTCGACCAGGAGTCCCAGCGAAGTTCTCATCACTGAGATTGCATTGAAGTCCCTTGAGAGTCTCCGTCATACCCTTGGTAGCCTCTTCGAGTCTCTTGTCTTCACCAGAGGAAGGAGCACAATCCTCGCAGAGAAAGAAGACTTCCTTGTCGGTGTAGACGTGAGGGGCCATGTAGACACCCGAGTTGTGCACAAGGCTATTCACCTTCTTGCCACTCTCCAGAAGTTCGTCATCGGTCTTGCGGCAAGAAGTGCAAACCCCGGAAGACTTTTCGATCTTCTTGAGTGCTCCCGCCGTGTAGGAGAAGAGAGTAGAGTTCATGTTGTGTTGTCCTAATTAGAAGTAGTTGTCGTACGAGGTGTGGAAGTAGATTTCATCGCCTTCGAGATCGTGAATACGCTCTACGAACTCTTCTACGAGTTCCTTCACATCCTTGTCCGGATCAGTGATGAAGACGTAAGGAGAGTACTCACCGCTGTCTAGGAGAAATCTCTCCTTGAAGATCTCATCGAACCTCTCTTCGACCTTGCGGTGAAACTCCTTGTCCTGGGGACGTATGCCGTCATCTTCGAGTTCGAGGAAGGAAGGCATCTTCTTCAAGACTCGGAAGGTGAAGAATTCACTCTCCTCCGCTTCACACTCGTCGATAACCGGGAGGGAAACCTCACCGCCCCCGGTTAGTTCGGCGTAGACTCTCTCGTCAATCGCACAACGATCCGAGATGAGGAAGAGAGGGTCACGGAACGAACCGTACTCGTGGATCTTCTCATTCCTCTTGGTGGAGCAAGCGGCGGGAAGAAGAGCCTCACCCTTCTCGCCATTCTCCCAACCCTGCTCTTTCATGACTTCACGGGTGAAGGACGGGAGAATCTCCGGCTTCCTCTTCGGGTAGAGTTGCTCAAGCTTCCGGGAGAGTTCCTTGATGAAGGTGGTTTTCCCGGAGCCATGAACTCCCGAGACGCTAATGGCGAACATTAGGAAAGCTCCTTGAGGTTCTCAAGCGTCGACTTGATGAGAAGATAACGCTCCTCACTAAGACGTCCGCTGTTGTATAGATTCTCCGACAACTTGAGAACGAGCTCCTCGGAGAAGTCTCGAATATTCTTGTCGGTGCGTGGGATGTCGGGCGCTACACCCTCGCTATCCTTGAAATAGCCGAGGTTTTCGGCGGCTCGAACCCAGGAGCTAGACTTACCGAAAAGTCTAGCAACTTCTTGAGTCTTCATTCTATCACTCCCTGATAACAAAACGAGGAGACGACCAATCTCCGGGCTTGACAAAGGGTCGAAGCTCCTCAATACTAATGGAGCCCGACTCGATTGCCTGGTCAAGTTTTTCGGAAGACAACGTGTAGGAGACGGAGGCGGGGATCTCAACCTTGTCGAAGAGAAGATCCAGGTTGTCCTTGAAAACCTCCTTGAGACCCTCCGAGTCGATGGTCGCCTTCTTCCGAGCCCCACCCTCTCGACAGAACTTGACTCCATCGCTGGAGACAAGACGTCCAGGCATCTGGGAGACCGGAGTGTCACTTTCGACGCCTACCGACTCGAACTCTTCGTCAAGGCTTGAGAAGACGTATTGACGGAGGAGTTCCTTCCTAGCCTGGAGGGCGTTGAGGATCTTCTCGGAGCGGTGGTATTCGGCGGCGAGAAGATCGATTTCCTCCTGGGTGAGCTTACGAGGCTCATCGAGAGTGAGGTTCTCGAGAAGGTTCTCTTCGTAGTCGAGGAGAGCTGCGGAGAGACTTTCAAGAGCCCCGGACTGGAGTAGCTCCGTGGTTGTCTTCTTGAAAGACTCGATAGCGGCCTTCTTCGTCTCCTTCTTCGCTTTCTCAGGCTTCGAAGAAACGATCGTGGTGAGGATCGTAGCGAGTTCTTTGTTTGACATGATTGCCTCCTGAATGGCTTATAGGCTTCTCCTATACCATTATTTTATAGGAAACCCTATAAAAGGTCAACTTGAAAGGGGACGAAGTTGTTGCGTCAACATAGAAGTCAACTCTTCGACAGTGGGCTCAATGAGAGTCTTGGAGAGATGGTCGACTACGAGGCGAAGTTCTCCATCCTCAGGAACACCATTCCAAGAAGCACCAGCCGAACAACCCGGCTTGACCCAAGCCTCCCCATTCACAGAGATGGTGGCATTGAGTGAGACGTCTACTCGAACTTGCGTGATCTCCGCCATTTTAGTCCCCGTAAGTTGCCATTGAGGTCGGAGTCTCGTAGAGGTGAACCCTCTTCACGCGGACTTCGCCCTTGTTGAGAAGGTTGCTCATCCGTCCGAAGATGAAGGCGGCGAGGTTCTCAGCGGTAGGAACGAAGGAAGAAACGGAGAGATTCCAGTTATGCGGAGTGTCCTTGAGCTTGAGAACCCAATTCTCCTGGTCGACTCCTTCGATCTTGTCGTCACCAGACACGTGGCTAATGCGGTAGGCATCGAGAACCTCTCCATCGCCTACGTAAATGAGGGTACCATGGTCGAAGAGGTCGTGAATCTGGGTCTTCATAACCTCCTTGAGGTCGCCGAAGTCGATGACCATACCCTCGGAGGAGTTGTCAGGATCGTCAACGAGAGGACCTTCGACCTCAACGAGAAGACGATAGCGATGACCGTGAGGGTTACGGCACTTCGACTTGTGGTTAGGGACGCGGTGGCCCATATCCCACTCAACTTCCTTGGTAACAGTGAACTTTCTCATGTTCTTCTCCTAGTTGGTGAATTGTGAACTTGTACAAACTTTATGTGCGTCCAGGTCATAGCGTGGTTCTACGAGTCTAACACTCTTCAACTTGAGTGAAGGACCGAAAGGAACCGGGCTTGTCCGGCCTACAACGCTTAGAACTCGCGGGTATTTACGGTCTAGAGAGGACCAATTAGAGCGAATGGCGTTCCAATAAGCCTGGTCTTCTCTAGAGGGGTAGAGTTTCCCTACCTGGACACGTTTCTTCCCGGAGAACACGGAGAGTGTAATGTAGTTGAGTAGAGGCTTGTTCTTCAATTGCCTCTCCTCGGACTTCTTGGAGAAACCATCTACGAAGACGTAGAAGTGACTCCTCTCGGCGTAGGAGAGAAAGTCTCTACTAAGCCCGGAAGCGACATGCTTGAAGGTTAGGCTCGGGATGCCTTCCTCGAGAAGAAGATTAGCCACGTCATCGAAGTGTGCTACGTCGGTGTAGAAAGGAGAAAGCCTTGTACTTCGAGTACGACACTCCTCGAGAAAACTTCTCCTCGCGTGGAAGCCGAGTTCGGAGACCTGGATTCCGCTATACTCGTAGATGTCCTGGAGAATAAGGGTGGGTGTCCCGAACTTTCTCTGCAAAAGAAGGGAGGCTTCGGGGAGACAAGCGAAGACCTGGAAGGTTCTCACGGTGGAAACCGAAGGAACACTAATGCCTGAGACAGTGAGATCCTCGTTTAGACACCCGAGTTGTCCGAAGAAGGTGGTTCCATTGGAGAGTTCTTCATTGAGCTCACTAGCCAACTCGGGAATCCAATCGGCGAGATCGACTCCGTTGCCGGTCTTGAGAGTGACGACACCTTCGGACTTCTCAACGAGGACGCCTACTCCGTAGTACCAGGGAGTAGGAACCCACCCCTCTCCGGGAATGGAGTCCGTGGCCATTCCCGGCACTCCTACGACTTGGTAGATGTCTTTCATACCTATATTTTATAGGTTTTCTTATAAAGAATCAACTGGAAGTGCGCCCTACGGGACTCGAACCCGTACGCCTTAGGCGGTGGATTTTAAGTCCACTGCGTCTGCCAATTCCGCCAAGGGCGCAACTTCTCCAGGCACTGAGCACCGAATACCTGGAGAAGAGTACCCCCACCGGGACTCGAACCCGGAACTCGCGGATTAAAAGTCCGCTACTCTACCAATTGAGTTATAGGGGCAAGTTCTCACCGATGCGATTGGCACTTTCCCATCGGTGAGACACAGGTTGTTAGTCTCGCTGAACCCTCCTACTAGAATTCGTAGACTGTGACTTTGTGACACTCGTCGTCTGAGTGACTACGAATGAGACTTGCGAGACCTTTTGAGTCATGCCGACTAGCGTTGTTGGAAACCCAGTAACTCCCTACGGTATAGTCGCCTTGCACAGACATGTGAATAGCCCCACCAGTGTCGATGACACACCGCTGTCTTACGAGATCATTGAGATCGTGGATGACACCGTCCTTGTCTCTAATCTCAGTACTCTTCAATTTACACCTCCTTTTTTTTTGATTGGTAGTCGAAGCGTAATAACCACGTCGTTCGCGATTTAGAATATCTACAAGAAACATATAAGGACTATATTCTCCCCCTGACTCATCAATCCACTTCCCATCTAGCCAGGTATAGCCACTATAGAAATAAGGGGAATTATACATCCAGATAATCGTTCCAGGCTCTAAGAGCTGGCCGTATTCAATCTCACTCAACTCACGAGTATCGCGGTCTTCTATCCGAATCTTCGTAAGTCTAACTGCATTTTCCCACTGCTCATGCTTATCACGCAGTGTATCTAGCGCCTCCAGTACTTCTCCTACTAGATCACTCATGGCAGCACCTTCCACACATCATACTCGATAAAGTCAAGCATTTGATCGTTCGTCTTGTAAGCCTCATCAACGTTGAACGTGTTCGTCCATACAGGTTCACCTTCAAAGTAGATTTTGGCCCAACGCTCACCATTAGGGTGTTCCAGGATAGCACCCAGTGCAAGTCTATGAAAATCAATCGGTAGCTCATTGGCCTTAAACGTTTTCATTCTTAGGCTTCCTTCGTCTCAACAAGCTTGTACTTGGCGATACCCCAAGCGTCTGGGCTGTGATAGCCAATCCGTCGTGTTCCACGCCACGCATCTGACTCCGTGGGGTAGGCATGGACGGAAGGCTTGGTCGACGAACCGCCGCCGGTCTTAAGGTCTCCAGAGGACTTTTCGAAGATGATGTAGACTTCCTCGAGCGGGTTGATCATGAGTCTCTCCTTTGGTTGTTGTCATGTCGCTTCCGGACTAGGATTCGAACCTAGACCAAGGGCACCAAAAACCCTTGTGCTGCCATTACACTATCCGGAAAGGAGGAGAGACTAGCCGCAACCCATTCAACTCATACTAGCCTCTCCAGTGCCTCCGACAGGACTCGAACCTGCAACCTCGGGATTAGAAGTCCCTCGCTCTATCCGTTGAGCTACGGAGGCTAACTCTCGCCCAGGAAGGAAAGACAAAAACTGGGCAAGAGAGTGACTCTCATCGGGCTCGAACCGATGACCTCTTGGGTGTAAACCAAGCGCTCTACCAACTGAGCTAGAGAGTCTTGAACTCCTTACGGAACTCGATGAAGAGAACCGGCGAGCTCGTCGTAGGAACTAAACTTGCCTACGAGAAGATACTTCTCGAGAGAGAATCGTGCGTTCCTAAAGCCAGACTCCAGAACAACCCTTCCGGTTGAGATGATCGGAGAGAGGAACTGGTAGAGGTAGTAGGCGTCTCGAGTGGATTCGCCCTTCTCGTACTCTTTAGTGAGAGAGTAGTAAGGGCTAATTTCACTGAGAACCCACTTCGCGAGTTTCGAGATCGGTTCACCCTTGCGGAATGGAGGGAGTTTCGCCTGGACAGCGAGTTGGACGCCGTTCTGGACGCCGTCCTTAGGAGCACCAGTGAACTTCTTCGGAGTGAAGACGTAGCCGGACTTCGAGTTGTTTCGAAGCATCGTCACGCATCCCTTGAAGTACTTGGAGAACTCGGCTTCAGTCCAGGCCTCGTCGTTGAAGTCGACTTTGTAGCCGAGTGGCGTGATCTGGAAGTAGTGGGGTTCGTAGAGTTTCATGTCGATGAGGACTTCGAACTCGGGGAACTCGTTCATGATGTCTCTCCTTGGAGGTGAGGTTGTCTTCCTTACACCTATATTTTATAGGAAAACCTATAAAAGGTCAACTTGAAACCCTACCATTTTCCTCCTGGAATGCAATAGCTTCAAACTGGCATTGGGAGACCATGGCACGATAGAAGAACGAGAGCTCTTTGAAGAACTCCACACCCTTCCTAGCATTAGAGATGACGACGTGAAGTATGGCAAAAGGAGTACCGAAGTCGGCTGGAATAGAGCCGTGAATACGAGCCTCCTCAAAAGCCTCTTCGTAACTCTCTAGAAAGACCTTGTCAGCGTCTTCACCGGGATTCCACCGAGCAACCTTAGTGAAAAGTCGGGAGAAGAACTCAACCTCGAAAGGTTCACTCTGGTCGAGAAGAAAGCGATAGAGTGAGTTCGCATCTTTATCCGAAGTGACGCTATGCATTTTCAGGAACTTTTTCGAAATCATTAGAACTCCTCGTAGATACTGTAGTTTGTAGGACGCACGTACTTCTTCTCGCCGACTTCAACGAAAGCCTCGCCATCGTGAGTCATGATCTTCTTGAAGTGGCCTTCCTCGAGAACACGTCCACCAGGACCCGTCACTGTGAAACCGGCCCAATCGCGGAAGTCATCATCGGGTTCCTCGTACTTATCCGCATCTATCTCGGAGACATACTTACGTCCCTGGACGATGAGTTCTCGGCAATGCTTCTCGGTCTCGTCATTGAACATTACGAACGTCTTTCTCGGGTCAACTTCATCGTGGAACAACTTCGCCTCTTCGCTGACTCTCTCGAGTTCCTTGTCGGGGCCAAGCGGATCAACGGGAAGTTTGAAGTCGATCGTGGCCGGGAGGTTGTAGCGGGAGGCACGGGTCCTGTAGAGGTTTTGCTGCTTTTCGTCGTGGTCTTGGGCGTAGGTAACAGCGACAAGATTTTGCCTCTTGCCTAAGCCGAGCGCCTGGCTATCGTAGAAGCCGTAAGCGCCACCGGTACGAGAGTGAAGGAAGCCATACCCGGAGGTGATGCTAACCTGTTGCTTGACAGCGATGTCAAACGTACTACACTCTTCGCTAGGCTCGAACTCGGACGAGGAAGAAGTCAAGCCGTTGAACTCGAGACGGTCAACAACGTCACGAGAGATTGACTTCTCTTTGATGTAGTAGGAGTCACGGAGGAGAAGACCATGAGCGTCGTACTGGTAGCGTTCTACGTCAGGGGCTTCACTATCCCGTACCTGGTATAGCGGTTGGCCAAACTCTCCAAAACGAGGGAAGTTCTCTCTCGGTACATGTCGATCCTCCGAGGAGACATGGTCTCGGTCCAGAACTCTTCGATCGGAGACGTTAGGTTCCCCGAGACGATCGTTAGTGACTCGCTCATTCGTGCAGGTGAGATGAGGTCTGCTCGAAACTGAACAAGTCCAAGAAGTCGGAAGAAGATCGCTTCGGAGGGAGTAGGATCGACTATCTCTAAAGATACTGCGAGGTTCTGGAGAAAGTCCTCCCGGTACTTGAGCCGATAGCCCGTCGAAATAGTCAACCCAACGGTTTGGACACCGTGTTTCTTTCTTCGTCGAAGTTCGGTAATCCAACCCGATAGAGCGAAGTCTCTCCTTAATACTACTGGGGTGGAGGGGTCTACGAGTGAGGGGTCCAGAAGATACAAACATCCTCCTTCCAGCGCGGTTGTACTCCTTACCAGTGACTCGAGGCGAGAAGTCCTCAACCACCTCAGGGACTTCACCCTCCTTGCAACAGATCCGATAGTACTCAAACATCGTATCGTTTTGCCTCGAGAAGGCGGCGAAGAGTTCAGCGGCGGGGTTCGTGGTCGGAGCGAAGGTGAAGACGAACCACTGCGAGTGAGAGGCGTGGGAGGAGTGGTGGAAGGCTCCTTCGGGAAGTCCACTTCTCCACTCGATAGTCCCTAGATAGAGGTGAAGAATGTGGTTCTTCTCGAGGTATTCGCAACCGGATCGAACCGGCTCAAGCCACTCGGGACGATACGGCTCGCCTTTCATTCTCTTCTTCCAGAAACACTCCTGGCGGACGGAATAGCTTCCAAGAACCCAACCATGACCCTTCTTCGTGATGAGCTTCTTGAAGAAGGGGTAGAGCGAAATAGCCTGCAAGGCTCCGGACGGGCAACGTCCGTTGATGTGGTCGAACTCAAAGAGGCAAGACGGGTAGAGTTCTTTCTCTACGAGGCTCAAATCAATGCGACCCCAGGTTCTCTCCTTGTTTCCCCACTGGATAATCCTACGATAGAAGGGGTCAAGCATGATGAGGTCAAGGGACTTCGCGTAGTTGTGGGTGGACCAAACCGTGCTCTTGGTCTTGTCGAGTTTCTCAGTGAGTCTCTCGAGTGAGAAGAAGCCAAGTTCCGTGACACTCTTGGAAAGCTCGATCCAGATTTGAAGACCGAGGAAGGATTGAACCCCCCTCTTCCTAGGGTCTCCATTGTAGCAATTGGAGACAACGTCCTCCACCCATCCCTTGGGGAGGAAGAGGGGAGTAGTATTCTGGGTGAGTGCTCTCGCCTGGAAGACTTCGGAGTTGATCTTCACGCCTTCGAACCAGAGGTTGTTCACCCAAGCTCGAACGTCCTGGATCTTCACGTGAGGCGTAGGAATACGAGTGACTTCCTCGAGTTTTCTACCAACGTAGACGGTTCGAAGGTTTCCTTTGTAGGTCAAATGACGCTTGAGACGAGTCTTGAAGAGTTGAATAGCGCCTTCTAGACCGTACTTCGCCACGTTCTCAGTGAAGAAGACGCGGTAGAACTCGACAGCTACGAGAATCTCATTGAGTTCGACGTTGTCCTTCTCAGTGAACTGGGAGAGACTCTTCTTGAAGAAGGCTTCGATTGTGTTGCCTTTGTTCTTCCAGCTTGTGATACTCTTGCCTAGAAGAATGTAAGGCATGTACACGTCCTCGACGACTTTGTTGAGGAAGGTATCTAAAAGTTGTGCACTCATCTCTCTACCTTAAGTATAGAAGCGTTAGGCTTCTACTTCCGCCCTTTCGGTAGGAAGGTAGTGTCTCCCGGTAGAGAAGAAGAGAACTACCCCGAAAGGACGGGAGTAGAAGACTAACGTCTTGGTTTGTTGTCGTTAGCTCCCTACGTCCGTCCCCTCCGGATCAGGAATGGTGGCCCTCCCTACAAGGAAAAGAAGACCACCCCCGGAAGGGACAGAAGTAGAAAGCTAACCTTGCTTAGTAGCAAGAGGAAGCTTCCTTCTTCCTATACACATAGTATATAGGTTCTCTTCGAAGAAAACAACTGCAAAACGAAAATTGCTCCAAATTGCCTAGAAACTCCCAGAATCTCAAGAGAAATTGCCAAAGGTTGTATGGCATTAAGAAGAACATAGATTTTAGCTTCGCAGCAAAGACACTCTCGGAGAGTGTGTCTCGGTTTGGTCAGAGCGATCGCCTGAGCCTCGCGAGGGCGGGAGCGTAGTGACCAAACCAGAAGATGAGAAAGAGAATTCTTCGAAGACGTAGTCTGAGAAGAAGACTCTTTGAGTCTTCGCTTACGAATACCCGATAGGGTATGAGTATTGTAATCTTTGATTACTAATGACACACAATCTTTACAATAACTGTAGAGAAGTGAGGAGGATCCGAGAAAGGGGAGTGCGCTTTCGTAGAGACTCGCGTAGAGGACAAAGAAATCCACCCTCCACATCGCCGTTGATGCAAAGGGTGGACGGCTAAAAAGTACGATCAGGCTTTGTCTTCCTTCGACTTCTTGAAGAGTTTCTTCTTCTTGAGCTCTTTGAGGAAGTCGAGTCCGAACGCTTCCTCCGTCATAGACTCCGAACGAGAGAACGACTCTTGGGTGCCTTGAAGCGAGGAGGAGAGAAGACGTCTTTCGTTGTTGACTCCCCAAATGTACTCTTCAACCGTGTCTTCGTAGTAGTAGAGACGCGATTCGAGTCCGTCCAGGAACGTGTCGGCCCTGTCGATTCTATCATTCCTCTGCATGAGTGTATCGTAGTCGTAGGGACAATCGAAGTTGATGACGACTCGTGCTTCCGGCATGTTCATTCCATGCGATCCCGCGTCTGAGGATAGAAGAACATTGCACTCACTGGTTGTCTTGAACCTCTTTTTGGCTTCTTCGTTTTGGAGAGTCGTCTGGCCACCGTAGTGAAGTGCGTGGTTGATTCCACGTGACTTCATCTCACGCGAGATGATCTTGAGACTCAAGTTCGTCCAGTGAGTGAAGACGATGACTTTGTCTCCACCCTCGACAATCGATTCTACGTCATCTAAGACTCGCTCAAGCTTTGTCGAAGTGGACGCCGAAAGCTTCTTGAGGAGTTTCGGAGGGAGTTCAAGAGCGAGTTCCGAAGTCGTCTTCAAGAGTGACTCACTCGTTAGGCAAGTGTAGCGGAGAAGGCGGAAGAATTCGAGTGTACGAACCGACTTGCCATCGTAACGACGATCATCTTCAAGCCACAGGTCTTCGAGGTAGTCGTAGAGTTCACGATCTTCCTTCGAGAGTTGGAGAGGAATCGCTTGGAATGACATCTCTTTGAAATACTCGCGGACGCCTGGATCGGACTTTCGGATGGCGAGAGAGTAGGGAAGAACCCTTCTCGGGGCCAAACGCACTTTGTCTAAACTATAGATGTACTTTCGATTCTCCTGCTCGATGATGCGACCCGAACGAAGACGAACCTTATACGTTCTCTTCTCAACATGGTCGAGGTAGTCCTTGCGGAAGTCCTTGAGGGTTCCGAACGGGTTCTTCTTCGACCACTGGAAGACCTTGAAGTAGCGTTCGGCGGAGTTGCCTACTACGGACGCCGTCATAGGCCAAATTATGGGCGTACAAGCCTTGAAAAGAGACTGGAGACCTTCACGTGCCTGGTTCCCGTTCACCACCTTCTGGACTTCGTCTAGTACGAAGAGGACCCGCTTTCCTTCGATGAGGTTCTTGAGGAGCTCAAAGTCGACCGACCTGCGAGCCTTCTCATAGTTGAGAATGTAGACGTTGAAGTGTCCGTGTAGATCGTAGAAGCGCTTTCTCGTCGTCTTGTCTCTATCCGGAATGCAAGGAGTGAGTGTCGTAGAAGTCTCGTAGAGTCTCTTGATCTCTGGCTTCACGGTTCGGAGAGTGAAGAAGAGGACTAAGTCGACTTCGCCTTGGTTGATGAGGTACTGCGATCCGGCCGCGGCAACCACCGACTTACCTGTTCCCGTACCCATGTTGAAGAAGTAGAAGGGGTCACCCGACCTCTTCCTCTCGAGAGCCAGGTTGAGTGCCAGAGTTTGGTAAGGGAAGAGTGAACTCTCCTCTTGCCCTCTCTTGAGAGTGAGTCCAGGAATGTCGAGAGGGTTGGTGTAGGCCTGGAGTTCTCGGTAGAGGTTGATGCTTTCCTGAGACAAGAGGACGTCTAAGCCTACCCTGTTGAGTTCTTCACTCACGTCTTCGGGGTTGTCGAAGGGGTTCTTGAAGAAAACGTGAAGGCTTCCTTGCACTGGAATGACCTCTAGAGGAAGCTTCTTTTGGCTAATGAGTGAAAACTTCTCAATGAAGACCTTTTGCTGTTTGGGGAAGTCTCCCTTTCCGGGTAGGATCACAGCGGTCTTCTTTGAGTCCGAGTCGTGGAGGAGGTTTTGGAGCTCCTCCATACTCGTGAAGACTTTCGTTGTATTCATACCTATATTTTATAGGAAAACCTATAAAAGGTCAACTTGACTACCGTTCAACTTCGTAGTGCGGGGTAATTTCGCACGAGTACACATAGTCCGTATTACTCATCATGGTGACTTTGAGCTTCATCTTGTTACCGAGTTGAGGAAAGACGAGACGAGAGTTCGGGTCGAGGATAGCGTTCGTAGCGTCGAGGTAGGTAACTCCACCGTCATTCGAAAGCTCGTACTTGATCGTCCTCTCGAAGAGTTCGATAGACGAAAGATAGAAGTCGTAAGAGTAGTCCGAGGAGAAATAGAGACTATTCGCCTGCCTCACCGGGAGGTAAGTGGTCTCAAACTCTTCCCAAGCGTTTGAAGAAACACTGGTGAAGTGCACAGTTGAATCTCCACACCTAAGTGTATATGTAGTTCCAGGCTTGAGAGAGTAGACTTTCACTTTAACGCGGAGGTAACCGGACTTACCCTCGAAGATAAAGCGTTCACTGGTGATTTTGGTCGAGAGACGCCCGAAGTTCATGGAGAGTCTATTCTCCTTGAGAAGCGAGTACCTTCTATCGGGTCGGTCAACGACTTGAAGACCTACTTGAGAGTACCTCGAGATGGACGGGAAGATGTCCGAGACTATAGTTGCATTTCCTTGAGTAGCCGTTACGACTCCCTCACCTTTCTTGCATCCACTAAGCGTGAACTCTCCGGTCGAATAGTCCTCCACCCGGTAGACATCGAGGTCGGCATTCGAGAGCCAATCCGCTCTAAAGACTTTGAGCTCCTTGATTCCAGCGAAGTAGCCTAACTCGACATCTCTCTTGACGGTCTTAATGTCGTAACGGTGTACGGAAGTGGTAGTGAACCTCTCACGGGTGGTAAGCGTAGTCGTCTCTTTGGTGACGTCCGTGTTGTAGGTCGTCACGGTTGAGACACCGATATTCGACTTCTTTCTCTCGACGTGAGTCTCGGTTGTGTCTACCTGGACGAGATCCTCACCGGGGATGCGGAGTTGCTGGCCGGGGAAAATCCACCATCCAGGATAACGTCGGGGGAGAAGATTGACGCGGTAGTCGCTGTCGATGAGGCTTTGATTCGCTCGGTAGATGTCTTGCCAGTTGACTCCGTAACGGGAAGCGATCTTGATGAGGTAATCGCCTCGTACCACGGTGTAGTAACGCGCTTGAGCGACCCACTTCACACCACCCGTAGTGTAGGTTCTCTCACTCTCAGAAGTGCGGTGGGAGGTCGATTTCTGTGCATGACTTCCACGGTAGACTACCGAAGACGCCTTCTCTGTAGTCCAAGAGATCGGATACTTCTTATCGAAGTAGACTGGTGTATTCGAAATCGTCCTCTTACCAACCTCGATTTCGAGGTCATAATTACTTCTCTTCCGAGTGCGTCCACGGGAAGACGTAGAACTCGAGGATTGGTTCTTCTCAATCGTCGTAGTGTCGCTAGAGAGTGAACCATCAGTGTAGGTCTTCGTGTTAGTCGTTGTGGTCGTGTCAATGATCGTGGTGTTCGTGGTCTTGTAAGCGGTGGCGATTTCTCGTGCGGTCTTCTTGACGTCGAGGGGGAAGGTTGCGTAGGAGGTTTCGATGCCCGGCTCCCAAATCGGGTAGGGCTCCTCGGTGAGGTTAGTGATCTCGAGCTTCAAGAACGTCATGAGTCTCGGTTGAGGGAAGAAGTACCACCCCTTGTGGAGTACATAGTCGGCCCAAATGGGAGTCCACACGAGAGACGAGAAGAAGGAAGAGTCCATGCCACCACGGGGAATGTCTTCCTTCGCCCAGTCAACCGCTAGAACTGCATTCGTGAGAGAGGTTTCGGGGACCTCTCCGTCATTCGACTCGATGACAGGTGCCGGGAACCAATACGACTCAGGGTCGTTGGTAAGCGTCTCCCAAGTAGAGTTATTCAACTCTCCGTGCTTGATGATGAGGTGGCGGAGAGTTGTTTGGGGAGCCCTCTGCGTAATGTCTCCCCACTCGGTCTTTGACTGGATGTAGTATGACTTCTCTATGGTCTTCCCGCCCTTATTCCGAACCCGTATCGTAACGAGTTTATTGTCGCCTCTAGAGAGACTCCAGAAAACAGGTTCGTTGAACTTGAGTCCGGGCGCTTGTACAACGTAGGAGGAGTTGAAGCTAAAACTTCCGTTAGGAACTAGGGTGAATGTGAAGCCGGGGATAGAGAAGAGAGTCACAGTGTCGGTCGGGTTACTATCCCTCTCGAAGGAGCCCGCGATCCAAAACTTCTCGTTCTTGGAGGGGAGTCCAAGTTTACGAGAGTCAAGAACGACCGTAGCGTCGTAGAGTCCTGATGCCGTGCGAGTACCTGTTAGGGTCTTAGGCGAGAAGGCCGTTTCGTCTAGTCTAAAAGACCCGGTGGGTTGGAAAGTCGAGTAGTAGAGGTTGAGTTGCTGGCCTGTGTAGACCGGGTCAATCCAGAGACGGTCGATTACCTGGCTTTTGCCTTCTTTGTCTCGACAGTCGACGTAGAGGCCTGTTACCGCTTCAGGGGAGGGTTGCGGAGCCGACTTCCAGAAAGAGGTCTCATTGTTGTCTATGGCCTTGTTCGCGTCCCAGTCTTTGACCACATGGGTGACGAAGTTGCCGAGCGAATCCTTCGTGTCCGGGATTCCACCCGAAGCATCTCGTCTCGTGTAGACTCGTCTCTTGATTTCGATGTTCTTCAACCCCAACTGGACGAGTTCGTCGGGGTTTTCACCAGGTTCAATGCGTCTTACGGCGTGAATCTCGAAGGAAGTGGCGACGATCGGGTAGACTTCCTTCGAGACTTGGATAAATCCCTCGCCTTCACCCACTTGAACCTGGAGTACTACACCGTTTTTGTCCAGGACGGGGAGTAGTTTGCCGCTTCTATTGGTGTAGTAGAAGGTGAGAGTGGAGGAAGTGAGCTTCACCTCAAACGAAACCACCCCGATGGAGGACGGAGTGTTGAAGTCGTATTGGAGAATCTCGGCGGTTTCGTCACTTCTCTTGCGGAGATGCGAGAGCCAACCCTCGGTTTTCGGCTTCTCGTCATTCGTACTCTCGCTCTTTTGCTTTTCAACGAGCCAATACGGGAGGCCATCTACGCGTAATCCGGACATTACTCTTCTCCTCCTCTAAACCACGGGGTGGTTGTTCTAGAGCTTAGTAGTTCTTCGGTGGCTAGAGAGTCTCCAGCCGAGTACTTCTTTTGGGTGACTTCGTTCGAGATCGGGAGGCGGTAGGCCGTTTCTCCGAGGAACTCTCCGTTTTGCTCCTCCACTTGAGCCTTGAACTCTTCGAAGTACTCGGCCTGTGACGAATACTTGAACGTGTAGTTTTCACCGGTTTGAGTCTTCGCAGGCGGAGCGAAAGGCGTTACACCGAACTTGCCACCGGGGTAGTTGTCCGGAGAGTCGGCTTTAGGCACCGGAAGCCACTCCGTCCATTTCTGGATCGGGGCTTCGATTTGGTAGCTCGGCTCCTTGACTCTCTCTGAACCCGGGGCTTTTTGGCTTTGATACGAAATACGGGTGATGCCCGTGCCTCCGAGTCGTCCCTGGACTTTCACTTGCCTATAGACGAGAGAGAACTCCTGGGTTGAGTTGAGAGCGGTGGTCGGAGACTCCTTCTTTTGATCCGCCGAAAGCCAATTTCGCTGGTCCCAAACCTCCTCCGCTAAGTACTCAGGTTCGGGGATAGAGGCCAGGTCAGGGATGCCTGTGACGAATCTTTGCACTTCGAAGTACGAGTCGGTTGCTCCCACTCCTCCGGGAGTGATCTCTTTATGCACCGAGAGGCCACGAGGGTCAACAGTGACGATGCTGTCCTGGGGCTTCACGAGGTCTAGGAAACGCAAAAGCTTTGCCGTCTCTTCACTACTCAAGTTAACCTTGTGGGGAGTGACGACTACTTCGTTGATGAAGCGTCCCGTTCCGTTTAGAGTAGCGGCTCTACCCAAGTCTCCCGAAATTGTGGGGTTTTTCGCGTACTTCCACACCTCAAAAATGTCGGCCGAGACTCCGAGAATTGCTTCGCATACGAGTCGGAAGCCTTCAACCGTACTCGCTACGGTGCATGCCTCCAGGAACTTCACGGAGCGGTTCTTGTACTTCTCATCCTTGACCTTGACTTCATCCCACTGGTCAGACGTCAAGCTATCGGTGGTCGGGTTGAAGCTATACGACTCCTCCGGGAGACGGTTGAGACGGAAGAGGTTAGAGAAGAGACTATCGATGTCGCGGAATTGAAGACTCTCAACCGAAGCTTGAAGCCTCAAGAGAAGGCTTTGACGATTTAGGTCTCCGGCTCCGGCACTTCCCGAAAGCGCTTCCAGGAAGCGGTAAAGATGACTTCTTTCACTTCGAGAGTAGACGTTCTCATCGAAGTGGTCCATGAGTTTTTGAGTACCCTTAGGTGGGAAGTAGGGTAGGGGAAGAGTGTTAGACATCACTGCTCTCCGAACGTATTCGTAGACTTACGCGTGAAGTTGAAGTCGTCAAACCGAGGCAACTCATCGTCTTCGAGCTTGAAATCGAAGGTGAAAGTCTTGATCGTCGTCTTGTCGCCGAAGAGGCTTTGGACACCGTAGTTTTGCACACTATCCGAAGCGCGTGGGATTCTCACGGCGTCTACTCCAACCACTCCGTGAATGCAATGCTCGATGTCGGATAACTGGATCCAATCGCCGAACTGGACCTTTGACGCCCAATCCGTTAGAGCCTTCTTGATGGAGGCGTTGACGGTTCTCGTATCATATCCGGTCTCATAGATGATGAACGCATTCGCTCTAAGACTACGATATTGGGCGGCGTGGACTAAGACGTCGGTCGTGATTTGCCTGTTTTGGTCTAGGAGAGCACCCGCCAACTCCGGCGTTCTATCGTAGACGTATTCGACGTTGAAGATGGTTCCCGCAAGCGGAGGGTTAGCCCACTCGATTCCACACACCTCGAGGGTTGATCCTCTCTCAACCGTCGAAGACACTACAGGGTAGAAGTGGGTTCCGAGCTTGTACTCTTTGGAAGCGATTTCAATCGTCGACGGAAGAGAGAGAATCGGGGCGTGGCCTAGTCTAGAGAAGAGTGAGCCTACCTTCGGGTTCGTGTTGGTGCCGAGTCTCACGAAGTTCTTGACGTTGAGAAGGTCACTCTCACCGGACGTGAACTTCGACGTCTCGTTGACTGAAGTGATGTCTACTACCGAAACGGGGTCACGTCCTTCTACGAAGACGTCCACCTTGTTCGTAACGTTTTTGGCGGGATCATTACGCGACTTGGTGGAGACGTACTCGTAGGAGAGGGAGAAAGTCGTGCCGGTCGGGAAGAGTTGCTCACTAATCGCGTGAATGACGAGGGGGAGTTTATATTCGGGGTTGTAGTGGACTCCACGAGTGAGGTGTCCTTCATCGGTCTTGATGTAGTCTCCGAGAGGCCAAACGTACTTCGTATCGATTTGAGGCACCTCAACGCGTTGGTTTTGCATTTGGAGTTGCACTTCACGGCGCGAGATCGGGCCTACGACCTTGACCTTCGTCACCTTTTGAAGTTGCTCGATGAGTGCCTCGTAGAAGTCCTCTGTTCCAACAAGCGATCGGAGGAAGGTGTTTCGGAAGCGTGCTCTAAGCTCCGAATCGGTTTCGGGATCTACTCCTCCAGTAAACGAGTTGGGGTTGACTAGAGTGCCTACACCGAGTGAAGTGGAGTAGCCTACGACCGTTTTGGCGGGAGTGTTGCCGACTGTACCGACCACGGAGCATTCTACGTGGAGTTCCGTAGTGCTTTCGTTTCGGTTGATGAAGGCCGGAACGGTGACCTGGTAGTTGATTCGAGGCGCCGTGTCTGTTTCAGGGACGAAGACGACGACTCCCGCCGGGATCACCACCGTGTTTGTGGCCGGGGTCTTAAGCGTGAAGGTGCATACTCCGGACGCTCTCTTACCCTGGAGTCGCCCGAAGCCGAAAAGTCCGACGAGTTGCTCGAGTTCAATACCTGTCTTGGCGTCAATGTCCCAGGAGGTGGTGGAAACCGCCGTGTCGAGGTAGGCGTTCGAGACCACCTCGGCCACCGCATCGATGATCTTGCGTTCCGGCGTACCGATTTCGGCCGAGATAGAGGGGTCGGTTACCTTCAAGTAGTCTCGGATGTCTTTAGAGACTTGCTCCGGGGTTCTCACTTCGTGCCTGCCTTCACTGTGTTGATTTGTCCTGCTCCGTTTCGGAAGACAATGTCAACCTTGAGAGTATCATAGTTTGAGTGGGGATTCACTGAGATGACCTCGGCGAGGATCTCTTCAGGAGAGTAGAGCGAGGGTTTCTCTCTCACGCCCAACTGTTGCACTTTCTGGTAGTTTTGAAGCACCCTCACTACCTCGCTTTTCAGGAAGGCGATCTCCTGAGGTCTCATGGCCTGGCCTACATACGAGTCTAGAGTCGATCCGTAGTAGGGGTGGAAACGGTCGATGCCGAAAACTTCACAGAGCCAAAGCGAGAGGTCTTGCTTCAACTTCTCAGTTTTCGACACAAGACTCACTCCGGACGGAGTCACTGTGAGGTCTCCGTCGGTAATTCTCAGCGATCTAGTCATCTCACTCCTTCTTTACTCTTAGAGGTTCTTCGACTGGGAAAGTTTTCTTTTGTAGAACGAGGTCTACAAGGAGAACTAGGCCTCCTACTTGGAAAGTACCGTAGGAGGGTGTGTTCTTTAGTCAGCCCCCGAAGTCAACCCGTTAACGGAGGTGTCTCCGATGACCGAAGGAGAGTTGATAGTCGCTGAGGTTTGGAATCCACTCTCGTAACTAAACGTGTGAGTCACTGCTTGGACGTAGACTTGGACTCCATACGACTTCACGAAGATTCTCATCCCCGGGTAGAGTTCAGGCATGAAGGTGAACCTCACTCGAGTGTTGTATTGCTCCGACCACTTTTGCATGAAGGTTTGAAGCGAGATAAACCACTCGAAAGGTCCACTCTTGACGTTCGGGACGTCGTTTCTAAGAGGGCGCTTGCCGAAACGCTTCATGAAGACGCTTGGCCAATCCTCGTCCGAAACCCCGGGGAGAGGACTTCCTTTAGTAACCAACTCTCGTACGAAGTCATTCTCGAGTGAAATCGTGTTTCCACCGAGGAGGTCGCCTGTGCTAATAGACGAGCCGTCTCCAGTTCGAGAGCCGAAAGTGAAGACGTGTGTCGTAATAGGATCATCACTTAGGTCGATGCCGAAGTCGAGAATCTCGACGTCTTCCAGGTAGAGTTTCGCTTGAGTCCCGTAGAGGCCGAACGGGTCCGGGAAGAATGCTACGAATTCTCCATTGGGTCCGGACATGAACGATCTCAAAGACGCGGCCGTGAATTGCTTGATCGACTTGAAGAGGGGCTGGTCATTGACGATGGCTTTGTCGCCCTTAAGCGAAAGCGAGAGGGCATCCGCTCGGAAGTTTCCGAAACGGTGGGAGAAGAGAAGTTCGTTCACTCGGTTCTTGGATCCACCCTGGGAGGTCGTTCCACCACCCGAAGTTTGATCTCCCGTAGTGACGTCGTAGGCTTTACCCACTTGGTCTTGCGGGTCTAGGAACTTCCCGTTCCACCAAATCTTGAAGGTGAGTTTCTCTGCTTTGCCCAAGACCGTGCCTTGAGGGACGATTTGGTCTTTCTGGACCGAAACCTCCGTGAGTCCGCTATAGGTCATCTTGCTATCGTAGGATTGGACGATGACTTGCTTGTCGGTTACGTTGACTACTTTACCGGACAAAGCCGCTTTGACGCCGTCCGAAGACATGCTCGGCGAGGTAATGACGACTCCGGTCTTACCAGCGCCGAACTTGGTCTCAACCGTTGGAATCCCCGTACATGGCCAAATGAGTGTCTCGGTTGAAGTCCCACCTGAAGTCGTGGAGGCTTTGTTGTCTCCGGACGACCCTCCTCCGGCCATGTACTTGCATACGGCGTTAACATAGTCCCACATCGTGAGTGGGTTGTTGGGGACGTTTTGGCTCCACTTGTTCTTGTCGTCCGCCCAAGCCGGGTAGATGTGGTGGGCCGCAACCTTTTGCCAATCGCCGTATGTGCCGAAAGCGGCTAGGGCGTCGGCTCGGGCTCTTTCATCCTGGACGGTGGGAGGGGCGAGGTAGGCCTCTGGGTAGCCTTTGTAGTTGTTCCATGTGGTGGTGATGTATTGATAGGCTCCCGAAGCATCCGAGTTAGCCATCGAGGTTTTGATCGTATAGTTCCCGTTAGACTCTCTCTCACGGAGACCTTTCAGGAAGAGGTCGACGTCGGCCGAGGAACCTGTCACCGTGCCTTGGTCAGACCCGACACTTCCCTTGACTCCGAGGAGTTTGAAGACTTGCTCCATGAGTTCTTCCTGGGAGTAGTCTTCGGCGTACTCGGTGGCGAGTTTCGTGAGCCTTTCGGGGATCTCGGAGATGAGAATCTCGGGTTGAGACCATCCCGCAACGTCTACTAGAAGACGCTGGAGGATACCCGCCGCACCCTTGTCGATTTCCTCATTGTCGGGTTGAAGTAAGTTGAGTGAAGCCGGGAGGCCTGGATCCCAGTAAGTGTTGAGAAGACGCTTGAGAGAGCATTGGAACTCGATCGTACAAGTAGACGGGTAGAGCGAAATGAGTGGGACTTTGGTGACGTATCCGGTGAGGACACGGTACCACGAGCTATTCTTCTTGAGAGAAACAGTGATTCGGTCCATTCTCTCGATTTGGTAGCCGCCTCCGGTGTAGCGCCCTCTACGGTTGTTGAGTACGATAGAGCCGTGGGAGACGGAGTCAATAGCGCGTGATACGGAGCCTGATACGACATCGCTCGAGATGTCAAGCTCCTCCCCGGGGTGTTGTCTCGGTTGGACGATGACTTGCACTTCCGGTGCGTAGACGAGTGTTTTCTCTGACATTACTCCCAGTCCTCTAAGTAGGCAGGCGGTTTCTCAGGCGGGTTATTTTCTAGGGCTTTGTCTTTGCTTGGTTTCTTGGAGGCGTCTTTTTGCCTCAACCGGTCAATGTTGACCTTTCCGCCAGTGACTTTATCCCACGAAGTACCCCAAGAAGACGTGTAGGTTCTCCCCATGAGGAGGTCAGAGGCAAGAGACATAGTGACCGTGACGGTCGGGAAGAAGTTTCCAGTCGTCAATCCGGCGGAAATATCAGGGACGTAGCCCAAGTAATCCATCCCGAGTTCCGGGTAGGTGAATCTCACCAAGGGGTCAACTCGAGCCGCGGAGAGAAGATGACTCCCCCGAATGAAGTCCGCTAAGGAGACTTGCTCCTCATAGCCTCTCATTTGAAGCTTGAGGGAAAGCGAACCTTGGCGGGCCCTAATCGGGTAGTTTTGCCTCGAGTCCCTCAACTGCGATCCAAGCAATTGGGTCCCAAGCGTAGTCGAGTACCCTACGACAACCACCGAGATTGATTGTCCTGCGCAAGAGAAGTACGCCTTACTCATTGAAGCCTACAATGTCGGGGAGTTGAAGTTCCTCTGTGCCCCTATCAGGTAGAGGGTAGAGTCCTTCTTTGACCGAGAAAGCGAATCCACCCGCGGTGTAGTCTTCCTTCACGGAGAGTTTCACGGGTGCGGAGACCGGAAAGTTCGGGATAAGCATTACATCCTCCCAACGTAGGGCATCATGTTCGAGAAGTAGACGGGTACCTCCTTAACCACGTCTCCGGGGACGGGTGCGTGGACCATTCTTCCGTTGCCTGTGTAGATTGCAACGTGGTAGACTCCACCCGAGTCACCCCAGAAGAGAAGATCACCGGGTTGAGCTTGACTATATGGGATCTTAGCCGACGTGGTTGCTTGGTATTGCTGGGCCGCTGTTCGGGGGAGAGTCTTGCCTTGAGACCGGTAAGACGCTTGAGTAAGTCCGGAACAATCATATCCCGCTGAAGACTCACCACCCCAAACGTATGGCGTTCCGATGGCGTTTCTAGCGAATTCGATGATGCTTGCCGCCGAACCCGTTGCGGTAGCCGAGCCTCCGGACGCTCCGTTGTTGGCACTCTCATCGTATTCGTAGTGGAGTGCCTCATCGGCGTGTTCTTTGTTGTAGTCAGTTTCCGGACTCGAGTAGTTTTCGGCGACGTACCCAACCCCGTCTTGGATCTTGGTTAGGGCTTCGGTTCTAAGTTCGCTGAGTACCGGAGTGAGATCCTCATCCTCTGCGACCGCGAAAGTCAAGGAGACCGGGAAAGTCACATTCTCGAGGCTATCGGAGATGTTGAAGCTTTGAATGTAGACCGAGAAGCTCCAATTCCTCTTCGAGTAGAAGAGTCGAGCTACTCTCTTCTCTTCGAGATCGTCCGTTTGCCATGCAATGAGGTCTCTCACGAAGCCCACGAAGCGTTGAAACTCGGCTCGTGTTCTCAAGTGGGTTTGAAGTGTTAACCCTGTGATGGAGATGCCTAAGAGTTGGACGACTCTTCCACCGAGAGTGTCCTGCGAAGTTGTCTTCTGCGAATATCTCCAGGTGAAAGCATCCGGGTCGAATGGGAAAGTGAACCCTCCAGGTCCTCCAGGTGCCGAAAGTGTTGTGGTCATTAGTCACCCCTCTTCGACTTCGGATCGTTGGAAGGCGAGTTTCCTTCACGGGTTCTCTTGTCGTCCGGAGTACCGCCTTCAGGGTCATTGATTGAGAACCAGCGTCTTGCCTCGGGAGAAAGCGTGATCTCGGTGGAGGCCTTCCCAGCGTTCCCACTAATGAGGTCCTGGGGAGAGACACCGTTCTTAGACGAGTTCACTATCTGTGCAAGACCCAGGCCCGTACTATAGTTGACCTCGCCGGTGGCCGTCTTGACGCCCCAAGTCATCTTGTTGGCTTCATCCGCTGTGTCGAGGTCATCCAACCAGGCATGCTCTCTGTGATACTCTTGTGCACTTGCAAGTGCGTGGTCGGTGTTCGGCTCCCTGATTTTCTGCTCTTCCTTCAGGGTATCGTAGTACTCTTGAAGTGTGTGCTCGTTCCCTTGCGAGTCTTTCCAAACGACTTGGCTTAGGTTACCTGAATCGTATGCCGCTCCGAGGATAGCACCGGTTTCGTCACCCTCCATACCCCACTTGACATCCAGGTCATGGTCTGTACCGAACATGCTATACCACGCATCAGTGTCATTGTGGATCCTGAGACCGCCCCCGTTAAGTGCCCCACCGGCCTTTTCACGGTCCATGTCCTTAGCATCAACCGCCTGAGCCTTGTTTCTCGAAGTGATTCCGTCCAAGTCAACGGCTTGCTTGGTCTTCTCGGGGTCAGTGAAGGTGTTGTAGAAGTCCAGGAACTCTTGGTAGGACATGTTTTTGAAAGCCGGATTCGCCGACTTGGCAATCTCATAGGTCTCATGAGGGTTAGACCCCTCCATGGACTTGAGATACTCTCCGACCGCAGAGAAGTACTCGGGGACGAACTCTTCAGAAGACAACTCGGTGACTTCGGAGACGTCGATACCTCTACGTGCCGCAATTTGGCTATAGATCATAGAGGTGTAGGGGTCGTCTCCGCCGATCGAGAGAAGTGCGTTGGAGAACTTCGTCCTCTTCTCCTCCGAAACCTCGGCTCCTCCAAGCATATTCCCCGAGGCTTCCATGAGAGCGGAGGTAGCATCGGCGTTCAAGCCAACTTTACCAGCGGTTTCGGCGGCTGTTTGTGCCCGAGAGAGTGCGGCTTCCTGGTCACCCTCTCGGGCCCCTACGTCGGCTTTGATGTTCTTCATCGTAGCACTCAAGTTCTCGATAGACATCGAGCCTTCTTGAACCGAAGCTTTCATGAGTTGCATCGACTTACTAACCGAAACATTCATGTCCCGGAGATTCTCAGTCAAGAAGTCGGTGATCTTGTCGTAGTTGTCGCCTTTGGCACCAGTGTTGAGACCTGCCATGACGAGTTGGCGTGCCTGTTCGGTGCTAATCCAGGGGTCGAGTGCTAAGGCCTTAATCTCAGCGTCTTGCTGGACTTTGAAGAGTGCCGCATCCGCACCGGAGAGTCCTCTCTTTTGGCCTTCTTTCTGGTAGTCGGCGTATGTGTTGACACCTTCATAAGCCGCTCCAATAACAGCAGTTGCTCCAGCGATCCACGGACCGGCGGCCGCAAGACCTGAGCCGAGCTCACCAAGAAACCCACCCGACTTCGAGAGAACATTCGCTAAAGCGTCGGTGCCTCTACCTCTCAAAGCCGCCTGACCGGCGTTCTTGAGTTTACCTAAGTCACTGAACGAGAGACCACTAGGAGAAGAGTCCGGGGAGGAGGGAGGTGGGTTGTCTTCAGGCTCCTCCGGAGGAGTCGGGAGGGTGTCGGTTGCTACCGGAGGTTTAGAAGGTGGAAGGGCAGAAGAGTAGCTCGTCTCGGGACGGGTACGCTCTCGCTGATTGATGATCTCGTACTCGAGGTCTCTTCTCTTCTCAAGCTCTTCGTTGTACTTCTGGACGCCTTCGTTGAGGAGGGTTTGATACTTAGCGAGGTCCTTTTGGTTGTCTAGAGTCTTCTCGAGTTTGTGAGAGACCTCACCGTAGAAGTTCGAGATGGGGTTGAGGACGTCTTTCCACTCACTGGAGTAGCGGGAGAGGATGCTAAACTTGTCCGAAAGCTCCTGAACTTCGGTTTGAATGACGCGGAGTTCCTCCTTCGAGTCGTCCGCTCCGAACTCAAGACGCGCTAGGACACTTACTTCGTCGGTCTCGAAAATACTCACTAGGTCCACTCCTCTAACTGCGGGTCTCTAAACTCTATTTCTCCGTAACTTGAGAGAAGTTCGTCCAAGTCTCGAAGGTCATCTTTCGTAATCTCCAGGGAAACATCCTCCGGGTCTGTTTCTTTACCTTCTTCAGGGAAGGCTTTGAAGAAAAGCTCGGGGTTCTGGAAGTAAGCCTGGAACTTCAAGGAGTTTAGCTCCCGCTTGTAGTTGCTATAGTCCTCCATGTGGAGGAGGTAGGAAAGTGCCCAGACTTGAATCTTGTCAATGTCGCCCTGGAGGTTTCCTGACTCTTTGCTAAGACGAAGGAAAGACTCAAGTCTAGGCTCTAGTCTTTTCCCGAGGTGAGTTTCTGGAGGAGTTGGTCGGTGTCTTCCTCAAGTTCACGGAACCCTTCGTAGATTCTATTGACGAAGAGAGGGTAGAACTTTCCTACCTTCTCAAACTTCTTGGGGAGGGTTACTTTCTCTTCGGTGGAGAGAGGCGTGTAGAGAGGCTCTCCGTCGATAGTAACGATTGCCGCTGCGAGAACCGCGGTCTTGAAGGCCTTCGAAAACCCTCGAGTCTCCTCCCACTCCTTGATGAGCGAGATGACTTCAAGCTCCTCACGCACCGAGATGGTACGGAGAAGAATGGAGTGGCCCAGGACTTCAACCGTCTTCGTTCTTGAGCCGTTGAGTAGATGGGTTTTGAGAAGCGACTCTTCACTTTCGGTGAAGGTGATCTTCTCTACCTCTTCGGGAGTGAGTTCTTCTGTCATTAGTTTCTCCTAACGAGAACCCCTCCCCTCGGGATGGTGGAAGGGGAGGGGCAAATTGTGTGGTTCGAAGTGTTAGTTAAGCCACTTCGCTCGGGTGTACATGACCGTGATGGACTTCGGGAGTTCCATCGTGTCGATTCGGATTTGCTCGGAGTCCTGGATGTCTGTGATGGTGCAACCGTAGTAGTTCTTGATACGCTGGCCGCCACCGGGCTTCTTGATGATCTTCTGGCACGAGATGTTTCCGAGAGCCACCTGCGTCTTGAAGACGTCGAGAATGTCGGAAGCCGACTCGAGGCCAGGAAGTTGCTGCCATACAGACTCGTTCCAAAGCTCGAAGTTGGTTAACTGGAGGGTACCTGCTCCAATTGCTCTAGGAGTGAGGATCTCGACCGGGTATTCGGCATCGAGAGGCTGGATAGCCTTCGGGGTAGCAACCGGTCTAGGAGCGGTATCCGAGATGACTTGAAGCCAGGCAAGACGCTGGCCTCTCCAGGTGAAAGCGGTCCATCCGGATCCGCCGACGCGTACGTTTGAATCAGCCATTTAACTCTCCTTAGTTCTCAGTGGTCTCAAGGGATCCGGAAGTGATGTTGAGGGCGTAGCGGACTACGACGTAGTTCATCGGGACAGAGGCTCTCCAAGCGAAACGAACCTCAACATGATCGGGTTGAGACGGGGACTGGCGAACCTTAAGGTCAGTGTACGAGAGAATCGTACCAGCATTGACGAGTCCTTGGAGTGCGGTGTCAACCGAAGCCTTGACGTTGGAAAGCGTCAGAGAGTCGATAAGCGAACCGATGATTCCGTCATTATCCAGAGTGTCACGAACGGCGGAAACCATAGCGTCTCTCTGGCCGACGATAGACCACTCACGGGTGGTGAGGGAGGAAGGATCGGTCGTCACACCGTGGCGTACTCTAATAGACCCGTTAGCCGTTTGCTCCAGGGTGGTAACACCGGACTGGGTTTCGAGGTCTCTAACGGCGGGAGCTTCCTGGCGGGGGATGGACTGGAAGCCTACGATCGACTTGCGAGTGAGAGGAATCGCAGGACCGAGACTTGAAGCCAAACCGGCAAGAGCCGCGGCAACGTATTGGCCGCCAACTGTGATGGTGTTGTTGGCCGTGGTAACGTAGAGGGAGATAGTCGAAGGCGAGACAAGCATGACTCGACCGTTTCGAATCGACTCCGCCGTCGTCTTACGAGTTTCGGAGGTAACTGTGTTGATCGTCCCGTCCAGGCCGAGAATCGCTCGTCTTTCCGCTCCACCCTGGGAGTTCCTAGTGACGTGGGCGGAGACTTGGGCCTTAATGGCGGAGGCATCAGTTACCGGTACGACGATCGAGACCCTCTCACCGGACACCTTTGCGAGTGCTTCTTCGAAGTCGGACGGCTTAACAGCCGCGCCGGTCTTCTTAACGGCTACCGCGAGGATGGAGGATGCTCCGTTTACGAACGCGAGTTGGCCGGCAAGGGTGAGAGGTGAGTTGACTTCTCCGTTAGCCTTGAAGGCAGAGCCGAAGCGTTCCGCCAGGTCCTCCGTCGCCGTGAAGATGGTGGCGTCGTAGTAGTTGTCCGGAACGGAGAGGAAGGTGATCTTCAAGTCCGTGTCGTTCGGGATCTTGGCGGCAACCGGCTTGATCTTCGTCTCTTTGCCGGACTGTTCAATCGCGTAGTCGGTCGTGAGGGTGTAGACCTCACCCGTGGCTTCCTTGAAGACCTTGATCGACTCCTTGACGATGTTCGCCGTAGAGAGTGTCACAGTTGCGGAAGCACGAGCTCTTTCGACTCCGGAGACACCTCCCTGGGTCTCACCGAGGAGAGCAATCGTTCTCGAAGAAGTCGTGAGGGCTCCGATAATCGGCCCCTCAATCTCTTGTACTAGAATACCGGGTACGGTGTAGTCAGGCATACCCTCTCCTTTCTTTCTACTCTTTCGTAGTTTGCCAGGAGGGAAATTATACCCACGCCTGGTCCTTGATTTCTGGAATGACTTCGATCGACTTCAACGGGACAAGTTCGCCGGTCTTGATGTTCGAAGCGAACTCGCCTTGAATGTTGAGAGAGTAGGAGTCCTCATATACGATCTTGTTCGGATCCCAGGGGGTTCCAATAGTCTCCGATTGGCCTCCTGGTGTGAGGAGGGCTTCCTGGGGTGTGATGTTGATGTAGTCGTTGTTCGAGAGTTCGGATTGGAAGCCTCCACCCGTTTCGGACTCTCTACCGAAGAGGAAAGTGTGGATGAGTGCTCCAGCGATTTGGTCCCGGTCCTTCGAGGAGAGTGCGAGGATCGAGAAAGACATTCGCCCTTTGAAGGAGCCGAGTTGGAACTCTCTCGAAGTGCCTTCCTCTACGAAAGTGGGGTCGAGTGAGAGTCTTTGCAATTGTGAGAACGAGAATCTCACCCAAACACCAGGGTATTGAGTCTCTCTCTCGGGGTACTCCATGCTTATCTGGTCTTTGAGCATCGCTAAGGCGTCTTGGGGACCGAGATAGTTCGAGTTTAGACCCTTACGGAGAGCGGTGACCCCGGCTCTCTTCACGGCCTCCAAAACGCTGTAAGTGCTATAGTTTTTGACCGTCATTACACAACCTCACCGTCTTTCGAGAGTAAGAATTTGGCCGCTTCACCCTGGATTTCAGGCCAAAACTCCAGAATTGCGTCTCTAAGTGAACTTCTAAGGAGATACGTGGGTTTGATCCCCGGGTGATGCCACTTTCTCTCACGGAAAACTCGGACTCCTCCAGGCAAAGTCACCCATCCTGGTTGGCCTACACCCTTGACTCTCCTGGGACCCTGGGGTAAGGGGACTACTTTCCCTTCTAGAGACGTCATATCGAAGGGTCTCGTACCGTATTCCTGGTAGAGGTAGTGTCTCGGAACTCGTAGAGAGGCCGCTCCCCGTTCTCCGATCGGGACTATCTTGTGTCCTGTAGTCCACTTTCTTCTAGAAGTCGCTTCCCACGCCCTTAAAGCCGCTTCATCGGCGATTTTCTGTGAGAGTCCCTTAGAAACTTTGAAGACTCTCATACGAATGCTCCTCAAAAACAGGCGTAGTGGTAAGTTTCTCAGTGAGTCTAACAGGAGTTGAAGGCCTAAAGGAGGGTTCTTTGTTTTGCTCCCATGGCTCGAGGAGAAGTTTGTAGATCGGATGAGTGTTTGTGAGGCGATTCACCGACCCTTTTTGCTGGATGATGTCTACGGAGTAGTCTCCACGCCTCATCCCGTCCCTAAGAGTGGTTTTAGACACTCGAGTAATCGTGAAGGCCTCGACCGGAGACGTCGGCTTGTCGTTTTTCCAGGAGTCAACCCGGAGAATGAAGTCGTTTTGAGTCACCTCAACGAGGCCATCCATGACCACTGTGGATTCGACGGGGAGAAACTCGCCTTGTTTCGTGATCTTCTCATCATTGTTGTTGTCGGAGAAGATCACATAGGTGAGAGTCGCTTGAATGACCGCGGGATCTAACCCCGTACCAAAGCAATAAGGGCACTCGGTTGAGTAGGAGGCTTGAAGGTAGACCGGGTCAAAACACGAAGGACACCGGTTCTCAAACGAGTCTTGAGCCGCCGAATGACCCATGTGAATAACGAAAGCGGGTTCACCCTGGGTTTTGAGTGCGTCGATGACTTGCTTTTGAAGCTTAGACACACTGTGATAGCGCGGAAGACGAACAAGAGTCATTCTACCTCACTAACGCCATAGGAGAAGCGGGGTACCATCTACCTGCTCTAACCGCTCCAACATAAGCTCCGGACCTAAACGAGGAGCCACTCCCGTAAATGCCACCTGATACGAGGAGAGCTCCACGTCCGAGTTTCATGAGACTCTTCTTGAAGGTGGCAAGCATATCGTTGTAGGACTTTTCTTCGTCCCTGAGAACGCCTTGCCATCTCGTCATGTAGTCTCTACGGTCGGCGTATGTTACTCCGCCGCCCGAGATTTGGGGTTGCTCTACGTAGGTTCGAACGAAGTGTCTCAAAGTCTCGAGGTAGAGTGCCTGTGTGAGGAGTCCGTAGTGCTCTTCAGGGAAAGGAGTTCCTCCAGCAACCGAGTAGTGGGTTACGGGCTGGCGGGTGGAGTTGATCTTGTCCACTGAGATTTGCAGGAGTTGAGCAAGTCTCTCATAGGAGAAGTGGGTTTGGAACTCTTCATAGAAGGACGGGACGCCTCCACTCGTGTTGTCCATGAGGTCACCGAAGAGGTAGGTTACTCGAGCCACGATGCTCTTTTCGCCTTCGGTGAGCGATTGGTAGAGAGGCATGTACTCGAGAATCTCGAAGTACTCCTTGAACTTTACCTGGTGTCCCTTAATAGTGTAGGTCCAAGTGACTCGGAGAAGTCCAATCTCTTGAACCGCTTCCAGGGGGATAGTGGAGGAGTAGACGCCTTCCTCTTCACGAACTACTTCCGGGGAAGGAATCGTAGTCCTGTAGTCTTTTCTATCGGCTAAGTCCCCGTCGAAGTCTACAGTGACTACGGGAGGGGAATCGGGGTCGCATAATGCCCCGGTAGGTCCGAGAATTCGAAGACCGATAGGAGACTCGAGATAGCGTGAGATTTGACGTCTAATAACGCTTTGAGTTTGGAAGATATTAGACGATACTACTTCTTCATCCATTCGAGTCTCCTATCGAGGGTCTTAGATGTCGGTTCTTCTGAATTGCACGGCGAAGAGTTCGGTGGGAGAAACCGTGTTGAATGCTACGGGTTGAGGCTTCGCTTCCTCTACCACCAGAGCCTCCTCGGCTTCAACCTTAGCTTTAGGCTCAACCTTAGCCCTAGGCTCTTCGGTCTTCTCCTCAACAGGAGTCTCGACTACCTCTTCGATGGGGGTTTCGAGGTCGAGGGTTTCTTCCTTCTTTGCCTTAGGCATTGCCTCCACCCATTTCAAAATCGATGCCTACGTCACCAAGGGTTTCCTTGATCGTGAAGTCGTTCGAGCCAGGAGTCGCTTCTAAGACCTCGTCCGGAGAGAGGACTCCAGGGTGGACATACGTTTCCTTATCCACAACTTCATACGCCCATTTGGGGTCGGAGGAAACCGTCACATCCCCTCGACGCCAGAGTTTCTGGAATCCAGGAGCCTTAGCGATCTCGATGGGAAGAACTTGAGTGTTCTCGTCCGAGTGAGACGGACCCACCTCAAGTGAGACTTCATCACGGGAAGTATGGATGAGTTTCGAAGTTAGATTGTTTCTAACGTAGAGAACTTCATCGACGACGTAGGGGAGATCCTCCGGGGAGAGGATTCCTTTCTTGAGCTTCTTGGTTGCCATCCCTATTCCTTCTTGACATATAGCAAAGGATGGAGAAGAGATGATTCCCTTCTCCATCCTTTACGGTGAATCAGGCCTTGGAAATCTTGACCAGGCCACGCGGGTTGAGGACGGCCATACCAACCAGCTCGTCCATAACCCAACCGTAGTGGAAGCGAGGAGCGTTGTTGTCCTCTTCCACATCCAGCGAGTACATGACCGGGAAGACACCCAGGAACTCGGGAGCCGGAGTCATGTAGGCCGTGTTCGGAGGAATGATCACCGAACGGCCGATCTGGAACTCACCGAACTCCTGGACCTTCTCGCCGGCGACGACCTTGTCCTTGAAGGCCCAACCCGTGGTGTTGATGTCCCAACGGTACAGGTCGCGGTAGAGCTTGGTCGAGAAGAGAATTCTCTTCGCTTCCAGCTCGTTGCCTTCAATGTTCGCCACGGCATCGTAGAAGACGTTCGGGGTCAGGTGATCGCCCGAGAACGTGACGTTGTTGACGAAAGCCTCGCCTGTCTGGGTCATGGGGTTCTTCGCCAGGTAGGACTTCATCGAAGCCTCGAACAAGGTCACGAGGCGGGAGTCCTCCTGCTTCATGATGGCCTGCTTGGCCTCGTCCTGAGCGTACTCCATCGCGTTGGTGCGGAGGTAGTACACGTCTTCCTTCTTGATCTGCGGGAAGGCCGCGATACGGAAGAGCGTCACAGGGAGACGCTTGCCCTCGAACGGGGTGATCTTGACTTCACCCTCGTTGCCGTGAAGCATGTAGGCCTGGCCACGATCGTCCATGACGTCGTACTCGATCGGGACACCCGGGGTCAGGGCATCCTCAACCAGAACGTTACGCAGGAGACCCTGGTAGCGGAGCTTGAGCTGGATCGGGCCAATCATGGACTGTGCCAGCTTGTGGCGACCCAGGCTCGAGTTCAGGTTCATAGAAGCGAGTCTCTCACGCTTCTGGGCGGCGGACAGCTTGTCGGAGCCGAGCTTACGCTGGGCGGCAAGGATCTCGCGGACGTAGGCGTCCGAAGCCTTAGCCTTACGCTGCATGGAGTTAGTCATTTTTCTTCTCCTATCAGGCGGCGGTCTGGTCGAGGGTGACGATGATCTTGTTGCCCGCTACCTCGATGAGTCGGCCGGCGATCTTGTCGGAAACCTTGTTGGCGGTCGCTGCCTCGTTGGTGAGCTTGCCTGCGCCATCGGCGTGGCCGGGAAGCGTAACGCGGAGGACAACAGGGCCGGTGGTCTCATCCGGGGTCTTCCAGGTGACGCCGGTCGTGGCGTAAGCCGGGGCGAGAACCTCGAAGACGGACTGGTTGTCACCAACCCAGGTGGCGAACAGGTTCGAGCCGGAAGCGCGGACCTCGTCAACACCCATCTTGGGAGCAACGAACAGGGCCGAGAGGCCGAGAGGCACGTGCTTACCAGCGGTGGTGCCGGTACCGAAGAGGGTGACGTTGTCACCGGAGGTACGGGCAACGACCATACCGGGGAGGATGTCGACGGAACGGTCCCACTTGGGATCCAGGTAGGTCGCCATCGGGGTTGCCTGAGTGTCGGCGTAGACCGGACGAATCGTCCGCTTCAGGTCTACGTTGTCCAGAGTAACCTTGAACATTTTTTCTCCTTACAGAAGAACCAGGGCGTCGGAATCAACGCCACGCTTGGCAGAGGAACGGGTGGGGTTCAGGCGGGGAACCTCACGGGCTGCAACACGGCGAGGAGTCGTGTTAGTCACTCTACTAGCCGAACGAGCCTGAGGCACATTCTTCTGCTTACGGTAGAGCTGGAAGGCGGCGGCGTGGATGGCGGCTGTCTTACGGAGAGGCATCTTCTCGAGCTTGGCGGCTCTCTTGTAGACGTCTCGGGAACCAATGAGGCCGGCCTTGACTTCAAGACGAGCCGTCTTCATGGCCAGTGCCTCGGAGGTCTCATCGAGGGTGTCGGGGTTCGTCTCGACGTCTTCCTCAACCTCGGGGTCGATCTCTTCGATAGGCTCATCGTCCAGGAGGTTGGTATCCTCCTCCGAAGCACGACGGCGGAGGTTGGCCTTGCGGCGGGCCTTAGCCATACGAACACGACCGGAGAGACGAGCCTCCTTCGGGGTCGGAACCTCAACGCCGTAGTCGTCGACCTTAACAACCTCGCCGTCCTCGACCGTAACGTCGAAGAGGGTGACAGTTAAGCCGGCCTCGGCCAGTTCGTTTGCCACGTCCTGGAGATTCACGATCGCGTCATCGGTCGTAAACTCGATGACACCTTCGGGAGAAACGGCGAGATCACCGTTGGGAGCGTACTTGTCGAGAACGCTGTGAGCGACTTCGTCAAAACCCTCAGCGGGCTCAACCTCGATGTGGGCGGGGAGCAGCGTGGCTTCCTTGGTCTGGATAGCCTCCTCTACTTCCTCATCCTCCACATCGTCGTCCTCATCCTCAAGCTCCTCAGTGGCCTTCATCTGAGGAGTCTCGTTGGCGAGGCGACGGTTTGCACGAATCGCGGACTTGCGACTCTTCTTCTTTCTAGCCACTTTGACTGATTCCTTTCTAGGAGTGAGTGTGTGGTTCATCTCTTTAGAAGAAGGAGTTAAGGGTTTTTCTTCTTCTTCATCTTCCAACACCGGAGAAACCGCGATGAGGACGGGTTCTTCCTGGTCTTCAACACTCCCAACCCCGAAAGACTCGCTGGGGAGGGAGGAGGTTCTTGCATCCTTGACCTTCTCAAAGAGTGCCGTTTCGTCGGCGGGGTCGAAGACGAAACTAATCTCGAAGAACTCTACGCCGTGGCAAATCTCGTAGACGAGTTTCTCTTCGCCATCGTCTTTGAGGTAGCATCCTTTGTATCTCTCCACATGTACGCAGAGATCTTCTTGAGTCACCGCTTCGTTTCCGCAAATCGAACACGTAGAGTACTCGATATCGGCACCCATCGAGACGGAGTCAATGCCACCCGTCACGATTTCGTGGGCTAGGTTCGGGAAGGCTTCACCATCCACCTCGATGAGGAGGAGAATGTACTTGTCTTCCAGGACCTCGTCCTCGACGTATTTGGCATCTAGGACGATTCCACGGGTTCTCTCAGGGTTTTCGTTCTTGTGGTTGACGAAAACCGGGTCTCCGATGAAGGTCTCGTAGTTGTCTCGGAGTTCCTCGGAAGGCCAAGCATCGTAGTTTTGGTTGATTCTCGCAGAAATCGCCTTCACTACGACGTAAACGCACCCTTCTTGAGGCTCAAAGTCGAACTCTTCCTCAGGTACGTACTCGTATTCCTGGCGAATACTACTCTTCTTCATGACTTCTCCTAGCCGTAAATGCGGGAGAGGTTGAGGTTCGGGAGTTGTCTCGCCATGCCTTCTTCCTCCTCAAGAGCGAATTGCTCCATGGGGGTGAAGTAGCGTCCCGAGGTCTTTTGAGTCGACAGTTGGAGACTATTCTGGTAGTCAACCACGGCTTTGAGTTCGCGGTAGAGTCTCACCGGGGAGAGAAGATAGTGGGGGAGTCGATCTCCGTAGGCTCTAATGAACATCTTGAGGACCTTGAGCGAATCGTCTTCGTCCTCCAGGAGGTCTTCAAGCGTGTAGTCCTCGGTTGACTGGATGTAGGCGTCAAGTTCGTCCCAGATTTGCGACTCCGAGATCTCCGCTTCACGTCCGGAATCGTCTAATGCGGCGGTTTTCATCGTGTTTTTCTCGTATCCTTGGTAGAATTCAAGTGAAGCCATCTCCCAGTAGACGGCTAGGGCGTGAGAGCACATTCTACCGATGTAGGTGTGTTCTCTCTTGAAGGCCCACTCGCCCCAACCACACGTACAACTCCAAGACTCGATCTTAGAGCCGGTCATCGGGTCTTTGACCACCTCAACGTTGTAGAGGTCGTGGTCACCCTGGACTTGAGCCTTAATGTACGAGTCCCTGAAGGTGATGACGGTTACTTTGCCTTCTCTTCTCAAGCGCTTCGCCTTGTCCTGGATGTCTTTCCAGGAAGCGGTCTTGGTCAAGTCGGCGTCGAGGTGGTCTTCAATAAGCTCTTCGTAGGGATCCGTGTTGTCGAAGTACTTACTAAACTCGAACGACTCAACTTCCTCCTCTGGAATCCAGAAGGGGTTGAGGCCTGGAACCGAAATGAGGAGTTCATTGTCGGTTGTGTCAAGGATCTCGTAGAAGTCGCCTTCAAACTTGGCGAACTTTAAACGCATTCCTCCTCCTTTGCTATATACATTTCTCCTAGTAGCCTTTCTCTTGCTACTAGGAGAAACTCGTCTCACTACTTCCGTTGAGTGCCAGGAGGTTTTTAGAACTCGTTGGAAACCGACGGGCGGGTTGAGACTTCACCGACAGGCTTAGAGTCCGTACCAGGAGGCGTGGTACTAGGCGCATTCGACTCTAAAGCCTGTCGGCCGACCGGGGGAGTCATCTCTTCGGCTTCTTCCTCGGTGATTCCGAGGTTTTCCTCTTGAGATTTCTCGAGGATCTCCTTCTCGATGTTCTTTTGGCTTACCGCCTTAGCCACTGTTTCGGCGTGAACCTTGTCGGCTTCATCCTTGAGATCAATGTTGAGGCCGGCAACGAGAAGTTCATCGGAGATCGGGATGCCATCACGCTTGAGTTGGAAGAGGAAGTTTCTACGAGACTCTTCGTCCTTCAAGTCGAGGGTCTTGAACTTCAACTCGGGGATGAGAAGCTTAGGTCTCTTCTCGAGGTAGGTTTCACCAGAGTCGGGATCGAGGTAGAGTGCCTCTTCATACACCGTTTCCGAGGAGTTGCCTTTGAGTTCATAGTCGTAGTGGCCTTGAGCCTCAGCGATGACGGCGGCTCTACGACGGAAGTGGGTTTGAAGCCACTTTTGGTAGGTCGTCATCAGCTGGGTCACGAGTTGCATGTTGAGTGCGGAGGAGGCGTAGGACCCGTTGGAGGATCCGGAGAGGAGAGACTCACCGATACCCCAAGCCTGGAGGATTTTTCTCTCCACTCTATCGAAGTCGTTGTCGAGTCTAGGCATCGACTCTCGGCCAAACACCGAACGGATATCGAGTCCGTAGTGGTGTACGAGGAGGCGGAAGTCGGCGGCTAGGGCCTCATTGATTTGATCTCGAGTGGCTTCAAGGTCCTCAAAGTCGGGAATCCAGGGTTCTCCACCGTCAACACGGTCTAAACCGAGTTTCGCCAGGATGAAAGGCGCGTAGAGTCTATTAGCTACGGCGTCCTGGGCGGCACTCAAGCTCTCCTCGGTCATGAGAAGGCGAAGAACGCGGAGGAGGTGGGGAGTACCGTAGAGATCCCAGGGAGAAACCTTGTTGACGATTCTCGAGATGTTGGAGGAGTCGATGTCTAGGAAGCTATCGAAGTTCGATTGGCCAATACCCGGGAACTTTCTCTTGATAGCGTCGAGTTCTGAGGGAAGATAATCGCCTTGAGAGCCTCCGCGGAAGATCTCTTGCAGGTATTGAGGCGGGTAGACTCTAACAATCGGGTCAGCGGAGAAAGCCGAGGGAAGAACCTCAAGATCGTCGGGGTTGAGGATCTCTTCGGAGGTCCATACGCCGAGATCTTGGTTGAAGGAGGCGAGTGTAGTAACCTCACCCACGGTCCAAAACTCTCTACCCATGTCTACGAGGAACTGGTTGTAGTTTAGCCGGTTCTCATCTAAGAAGAGGTCTTCGTAGAAGTCTTGAAGATCGGGGTCTTTGCATTTGATCTCGAAGTCTTGGACGGGGAACCTCGAGTAAATGTCGATGCACGTACCTACGATCGGGTGTGTAGCGTAGTAGCCTCGACACCATTCTCGGATTTGGCCGCGATTCGTACTCTCGGTGAGATCGTAGTTAATTCCGAGGTCCTCAAGCGTCTTGAGAGGCGTTCGAGTTTTGGGGAGAGCCATTTGAAGACTCGAAAGCCTACCGGAGGGCGGGGCCTTCACAGTGGAAGACCCCGCGATGAGGTTGGCTACACGTTGCCTGAAGCCCATTTAGTACTCCAAGTCTTCTTCGACCGGTCCACCATCCCCATATCTCTCTTTGTAGGCCGAGTGGTTTCGGATCCAGTTGACAGGGTTAGACCCCGACTCCGGCTCAATCTCTCCGGAGTAGAACCCGTACTCGTATTGGAGAGAGGTTACCTCTTCACCTAGCTCTCTAACCTCTCTTCTCACAGAGTCGAGATCGTCCGGGTCGAGTCGGAGAATGTTTTCGACGTGTTCGTCGATTAGGTCGTCAGTACCTTCCTCCACCCTCTCGACAGCATAGTCGTCTACTTCGCCAGCGGGATCGAACATATAGTAGGAATCCGGAGGACCACCAGCGATCTTCATCGTAGAACGGTCGGGGACTACTCTACGGTAGAAACTCGTCTTGGTCGGAGTCTCTACGAGGGAGATATTGGAGATAGTACCGCAAGAGCACTTTTGGGAGCCGACCCTCTCTTCGAGAGACTCACCGCATTCAGGGCACGGAATAGTCTCACCCTCGTCGAACTCTTCACCCTCGAGGTCCGGAGAACCGTATTGGGGGACCTTAGGCGGGACAAACTCGTCACTGGCCTTACGCTTACGGAAGGTTCTAGAGCTGGTGACGTACTCCTCGTAGTCGTCGAAAGCGTCGTCCAAGTCCTCTTCGGGGACCTCGGGGAGAGTTTCTTGAGCCTCTTTGTAGAAGTCTTCGCGGAGAAGGCAAAGACGGCTTTCAAGGTTAGCCGAAGTCTTGGCATTAGCTAGATAGTCCGAGAAAAGCGGGTGCAAGGTCTTGATGACCTTCGCAGAAAGTCGTTTCATTTCTTCTCCTTAGTAGGTCTACTCTTTAAACGAGAGTAGAGTAGGCTAGTTTGACCCTAGTTCGCGCCAGAGTCGTTGATGTTCGTCGTGGGATTGCTCTCGAAGGATTTGAAGCTCCTTCGTTTTCTCGAATCTCTCGAGGCGGAGATCTTCACGGAGATGCTCATGCTGTGAAAGAAGCGATCCTTGTTGCTCCGAAAGCTCCTCCACTCTTCTAACAAGCCCTCGAACTGTACGATTAGTACTCTCAAGACGTGAAGCGTTGTCCGCGAGTGTCTCGTTCACACTTCTGAGAGTCTTCTTGACGTCTTCGATAGCGTTGACAGCCATCCACGTAGTTTCAATGGAAGTGTCTACATCTTCTCTAATGTTCGAGGAGTGGTCGTTTTGGACTTCTTCCTTAGCGAGTCTAGCTTCACGCTCCGCACCTTCAGCGACCTTCCGAGTAGTCTCGACGTGCTTCGTAACGTTCTCAAGTTTTCTATCGAGAAGGTTCTCAAAGTACTTAGGAATAAGTCTAACAACGGCCGCGAGGGCTCCTAGCAATGCTACGATGAACAGAGCTAGAGCACTCGCGACCTCTTTGTTGGTGTAGATCTCAGTCACTAGAGGTGTCTACGTTGGGTTCGCCCCCGGGGGTAACGCGTCCCACCCAGTCCACGAAGCCGAGCTTCTTCAGGATCGTGAAAGACGTCTGGGCGGATGCTAGAATAACGCCCCAGACGGCGATGAAGTACTGCCAAGCAGCGGGGTAAGTCCCGAAAACCCAGACGAGTACTGAGAGTACAGCCGCTGCTACGATGACGAGGACTCGTCTCTTAGTAGCGCTCCAATGCGGCAGGTCAACCGCCGCGAGTCCAGTCGTCAGGAGAGGACCGAGCAGGATTGCTACGATCTCGGGGTTGAACCCGATCCCGACGAGGAGAGTGTTCACATCAAACACTTCTTCTCCTTTCTAGTTCTTCTTGTAGTTCACCGAATCTTTATCCGGCGTCTTCTCATGATCCGACTTGTGGTCTGTGACAACCTCATAAATCGAACCCTGGAAGAGGATGCGCTCGCCTTTCTCGTAGGGAGTATCAGGCGACCAGTCTATGTACTTCACTTCGTTTCTACGCCAAGCCCAAGGAGCTTTGAAAGGGTCTTGAGACTCTAAGTCCAAGAAAAGTGGGAGAATGTTTTCGTATTCTACGCCGTCTACGAGAATACGCTCTCCGGGACCCACTTCTCTCTTGAAGTCTTTGACGTCAATCGGGGATTGGTTTCGGATGTAGTTGCGGTATTCCTGAATCTTCTCTTCGATTTCACTTCGCAGAAGAAGGGTCCTCTCCCTCTTCTTCTTCTCAGCGAGGCAAGAGGAGGAGAAGTTGAAGAACTCTACGTCACTCATTGTAGTGAAGTCAGGCTTAATGGAGTCGACGAGCATTAGAGTGAGTCAAATAAGAAGTTGGGGAGGTTACTATTGGCTACAGAGATGGCGTAGAACCCCCCCCGACCTAAACCACCCGTCGCCCCTTTCATTTCGTCAACGTGGAAGACATTAGCTCCAGGAAAAGTTGAACTAATAAAAGGCGCGTCGTTGTTAGCCTCAGTAGAGAGTTTCTGGGGGGCAAAGTAGAGTTTGAGACTAGCAATCTCTTGAGGGATTTGAATGTCGACAGATCGGGTATATCCGGTAGGAGGGGGAAGTAGACCAGAGGAGAGGTCTACATAGACATAGTAGATAGGCCCGATAATATGGTAGACAGTAATCTTGTAGTTAGTAGTTTGGTAGGTGTAGAGTTCTTTCCCCCAGTCGAGTCTCTCAGGAATATCGATCTCTGAGCTAGGCGCCGATTCGAGAGTCTTTACGCGCTCAGCCAAGTCGCTGTTCTTCTTCTCGAGGTCACTCTTAGCTGCTTGGACAAGATTGCTTGCCTGAGTTTGGCTTTCAGAAAGCCGGTTTTGAAGCGCCCGGATCCCTTCCTTGCTCTCATCAGACTGTGCCTGGAGAGAAACTGCCTTCTTCAGATTCTCATCGGACTGCGCTTGAAGAACCCTGAGAGACTCGGTGTTGGAGGTGGTCTTCTCCCGCACCTCACCCACAATCTCGTCAATCTTGTCGCGAGTGTAGGTTTGGAAGAGGGTCTCGAAGTTGTCTTCCGTGGTCATTTCTTTCTCCTTACTGAGACGACTCCGTCCTCTACAGTGACAGTTAGAGGGGTGCTAGGAGTGGCCGCTGTATTGTTGTCGTTGAAGAGTTCTTGGAGAGTGTAAGTCTTACCCTCTTCGAAGGTCACTTCGGCTTGAAGCCTCGTCCTTCCGGTTCTAAGAACAACTGTGAACGTCCCCGTCGGTACAATCAAGTCGCAGTGTCCTACGAACCTGTGGAGCCCCGGAGGGATAACTAAAGCTCCTTCACTCGTATAGGTTCGAGTGCCTTCGAGGCCGATAGTGCATACGAGTTGTTCTCTCGTAGGGGACTGTACATCCCCTTTCAGGAATGCGAAAGACATCACGCGATCCTCTCACTGTAAGCGAAGGAGATGTTGAGAAGCGTCTGGAAGACCTTCCAGGTAACCTCTCCGTCTTCGCCGTCGACGAACTCGGCGAACTCCCAGGAGGCGGCGAACTGGTCGACGATGTCCTTGTGGTTGCACCAAGCCCAGTACTGGAAGATTCTCCAGGTCTTGGGGCCGAGGATACCATCGAGCTCTACAGCGTCGTCTCCGTTGAGGTCACGGATGCTTCCGGAAGGCACGTAGGAGTTGAGGAAGTGTTGGAAAACTTTAACGGCCGGGGAGCCGTCCTCGTCCAGAACACCGTCGATCTCCGTTCCCATGACTTGCTGGAAGCGAGCAATGGTGGCAGGACCAGGAATGCCATCCACCTCAAGGGTGATTTGGCCGTCCGTCTCGTTCTTCTCCATGGGCTTGGGGCCGGAAGCCTTGTTCCCGTGGAGTACGGAGACCGTGTTGGGGCCAGGGATACCGTCCGTCTCGAGTCCGTGGTCGGCCTGGAACTTCTTGATAGCCTCGAAGGTCTTCTCACCGAGGACACCGTCGGCGCCGTCAGGGCCAACCGAGTAGCCGTTTTGGGCGAGAAGGGTTTGAATAGTAGCGACGTAGGTCTCACCGTAGCTGTTGGGGTTGTACGGATCGTCGGCGGGGATCCAACCCGTAGCCTCGGTTTCGCCACCTACGTAGCGGAGGTAGCAATTCCACGGGTAGTTGTAGTAAGAGCGAGTGTTGGTCTCGTAGTCGATCTGGTCGCCGGATTGGCCGCCCGCGATTTCGCCTCTCTCGTCGATGGAGGCCTGGGCGAGTCTTCCACCGCCGAGATACACGGCGACGTGGTTGGCATCGTTGAGCAGGATGTCGCCCGGGTAGGGGTTGCCATCGTTGGGAAGTGTAACCCAACCGTTGGCGGTGAAAGCCGAACGCATGTTGCCGGTGTAAGTCGCTCCGCCGGTCTCGAAGCCGGCCCAACGAGCACACTGGATTACGAGAGAGGAGCAATCACACTCGCCGCCCTCTCGAATATCCCAGCGGTTCCACTGGTCGTAGCCTAAATCGCCATTCTCACACCACCAAGCGATGGTATTGATGAAGGTTTGAACGTTACCCATGATTTCCCTCTCCTAGAGTAGTGGTAATTCCACTCCTTACGAGAAAGAGGCTAGGGGTTTAAGAAATAGGGCCGAGATACCTAGCGTAGAGACATGCGGAGTTGACACCCGTGTCTTCACTGCCAATGTGGATTGCCTTAAGGTGAATCACAGTTCGCTCGGTGAACTTCCGGATTTGGCGTGCCTCAATCGTGACTAAACCCGACTTGACACCGGGAGAGGTCCCGTATTGGTAAGGCCAGGTACGGTCGAAGGGTTTACCCCAAGGTGAAACACCGCATCCCCAAATGTCGCCCCACTTGGTCGGAACACAGCGGATCATGGCATAGATCTCATACCAGCCAGGTTCGGTGATCCTGATTCCGTCTCCGTCTCGTTCGATTCTACCCTGGAAGAAGACTTGTTCGGCTTCTCTGAGTCTTAAGACTTTCCAGTACGCCTCCGAAGGCTCAGGTGAAGAAGACATTGAGATCCAGCGGTCAGGGACGAAGAGGTAGCCTGTAGGCGGTGCTACGAAGTTCTCCCAGGCATATGAACCCTTCTTGGTGCCACCCTTGTAGTACTCTAGACCCGTGGGGGTCATTCTCGTCTCTTCGTTCGGGTTGAAGGTCTTGAATGACTGGGTGGGAGTGTTGTTTTTGCTGTCGAGTTCGATGAGACCAGTGAGTGTGTTAGTCTCGCGGATGAGCTTGTAGGGGATGAACTCTACGGGGTCTATACTCTTAGTCGTGAGTGAGAGAGTGTAGGAGTTGACGTCACTATCGGAGAGGTTGATCTCAACCCGATTCGCTCCAAGACTCGAAACGAAGGAGCCTGTGAGAGTCTTTTGGGAGTTGTTAGACGGCTTGAGAGTGTAGTTGATGACTGCTCGAGGCCCAGATTTGTGGTAGAAGGAGAAGACAAGTTTCCTAGATTTGCCGGCTTGTGCGATACTTAGATCGAAGCTCCCCTTAAACCGGACAGGTCCGCCACTACTCGAAAGAAGACGAGACTCGGTGGTAACACCGTCATGCTTGTCGTCAGGGTAGATGCTTTTGAGGGTCCCTGTCCATGGACCTTTCGTTCCGATCCACCAAACTGCGACAGAGTCGTTTCTAAAGTTGTCGAAAAGTACCTGAGTAGTCGTAGAGTAGTTTTCCTGGGTAATTTTCGCACCCGCGATTTGTCCACCATAGATACTCTTGCCGAAAATATCGTTGCCGATGAGGGTTCCAGGAATCTCGGCGTTTTGAGCCGTGAGCTTATCGAGGACTTCAAGTTTGTCGAACTTCGCGAGGGTAGCCCAAAGATCTCCGTCCACGATGAGGTCAGCAGAGGACTTCTTCTCTTTGAGTGTGACGTTGCTCACGTAGAGTGAAGTAACAGAGCGGACCGCAGGGTTGTTGTAGGAGACGGCTTGAAGCCTAAGAGTGAACCCAACCGCCGTGTCGGGGAGTTCAAACATAGCCTCATATGTATGTACAACTTTGTCGTTGTCTATGACAAGTGTGGAGGGGGTGAGTTTCGTCGACAAGAAATCGACTTCGGCGTAGAGTCGAGTCCCTCGGGCGGTAATATAGAAGAGTTTAGGGGTGAAGATACTATTGATCTTCTCTACGAAGACACTCGCGGAAGATTGAGGAATCGCAACTTCAAAACGGAGAACGTATTTGCGGCTTTGAGAGGGTTTGAAGGGACGGTTAGGGGCAAGAAGTGAGCCGGTCACTGGGGTGCAGTCGTAGTACCAATCCCAGAGAGTCGGGTTAGTATCCCCAGCCCGTCTTGTCACCATGAAGAAGCTGGGAGTGCCTGGCCAAGTCTTTGTAGAGGCGTTGGACTCGTCTACAGCATCAACTCCATGCATAGAGATGTTAAGCCAAAGACGAGAAGACCCCTTAGTGAACTGGAAGAAGGGGTCGCGAATGAGGTTGTCTCCACCACCCACGACCAAATCATTAGCGTAGATCTTCCTCGCGGAGAGAAGTTTCGTCATGAGACTCTCAGAGGCGGTGATTTTCTCGACGGTTACGGCTCCGTCAGCGATAATCGACGATCCGATAAGACTCTCTTTCCACCTCTCGCCATCCCAAACCCACTGGCCAATGACAGTGCCTTCTAAGGAGCTATTGGGGTATTGCCACCACAAATCACCGGGTGTAGTACCTGGTTTGTTAGGAGTAGAGCCAGATCTAATGATCGTTGACTTGGAGTCAACCGCCTTCTTCAACGCATCTTCGCGTTCTCTCGTACTAGACTCAAGTTCACGCCGTGCCTCATTGACTTTGGACTCGACTTCTCCACGCACTTGAGTGAGAGCCTCGGTGTTCAAAGCGCCTGTGAGTGTTCTCACCGCTTGAGCGGATTGCTCAGTGGGTCGTCCCCAGTTGTCATAGCCGATGAAGTAGACGGTAACCGTTACAGGGAGGAAAGAGAAGGCGTAAGACAACTCGCCAGCGCCGTAGAGTGAGCCGAGTTCAATGATCTCGTCGGGATCTCGAGACGTGATTCCGAAAGCTTTCACCTTAGAAAGCGAGGTGGCTTGGCTTCTATCCTCGAAGAGGCCATCCCACTTGATACTAAGACGGTCTAGAACCGAGGTTAGAACCGGAGTAGACGGTTTCTGGGTGACGCTTGGACGAAGATCCGAGGAGCTCACGGACTCGGGTGGGGTGAAGTCGCCGAAGAGAGTGTCCGTAACTACTCTCACCTTGAAGAACAACGCGTCTACTTCGGGGAAATCGGTGATTTTCAGGAAGTTCTCTGAAGTTTTCCCGTAGAGATAATATCCGGCACCCTCGGAGACCCATACTTCGTACTGGACGTCGCTGAGTTTCTTGCCGTCCACTGTCTCATTGACCTCGGCCCAAAAGACTTTGAGGGTAGACGTACCGTTTTCCTGGTGTTGAGTGACGAGACGTAGGCCTAGAGGCGTCTTGGGGCGACTCTTACTCGTGGAACTGCTGATAGCCATGACGCTTCCATCGGCTCCTTCGACGAGAATGCGTCCGGAACGGTTACTCCAAACCTGGTCTCCCTCTTTGAGATCGCGGTTTAGTGCCGTGTTTTGCTTAGAAGTCCTCTTGTCGAGGTACCAAACCCCACCGATTCGAGTGCAAATCCACTCTTCGCCTACGCTTGGAACAGTGAAAATGGGTGAATTCGAGAGTTCGAAAGAAACTTCGAGGATGTCTCCGTAGGATTCCTGGAGGATGACTGTGCGAGACTCGATACTAACCGTTAAGACGACGCCTTGAATCTCGTTTCCGGCATACCCCGTGGATCCGACGTTAGTAAACCTCACTTCTTTCTCCTGACTTCTTCTTGGGCTCGGAGTGCCACTTGTCTCCGCAGAACGTGTAGAGTGGCCATCGCCTGAAACTTTCGCCTCGAACTCTTTCTACCTCTTCAATGAAGTATAGAATAGTTCTCTCGAGAAGGTCTTTGGAGAGGTTCTTGTTCGCTTCGAAGGCGAATTGGGTAGCCTTCTCCCTGCGAATCTTGACGTCTTCGATGGCATCAGGGTTGTTTTTGAGGAAGAGTGGAGCGTTTGTGAAGCAAAAACGCGTGAGATACTCCGGGAGAGGCTCGGAGAAGAGGGTTGGAGAGAGGTTGAGGTCGTCTAGAGTCAACTCCTTCTCTACTTTGGAGGAGAGAATAGTCTCGATTTCTTCGATTTCACGGAGGAAAGTCGAGGGGTCCTCTTGAAGGTAGAGGTTTCGTTTAAGAAAGCGGAGTCGCTTCTCTAAAGACTCGGTCATGATTCTCCTAGTAGCCTCGTCTTCCTCGAGATGCTCTCCCCATACCTGGTGTTCTTCTTTGCGAAAGAGACTTGAGTGAAGACAAAGTGTCGTTTGAGAAGGAACCCGGGGTCGGGTATCCTCCCTGGAGTCCTGAAACGGGCGGAGAAGAAAGCTTCTCCCTATTCCAGGACCCAAGTTGTTCGCCTAGAAGTCTCACAGTGACTTCCATGACGCAGTCGGCCAAGTCCTTAGTCGTACACGGGCCTACGGATTGTTTCTGGACTTTGCCGTTTTGCTCCGTGAGGAACTTCAACTCCGTTTCGAGGAGACTTCCCTGACCGTCATTGAAGAGAGAGTCTCTATAGGCGTGAACCCATCCGAGATTCATGGCGGCTTTGAAGGCTTCGGCGGTGTCCTGGTTCCTCGAGGAGGTGAACTTGACTTCCTCAACCCTCGTCCCAAGCTTCTTGAGTTGAGTGAATCTTCGAAGTTCGCTTAAGAGAAGAATCGAGTTCCAGTGGTCGGCGGTGAAAAGCTCCATCGTCGGGAAGTTCGAGATGAGATTCTCGATGTCTTTCTCGATCTTAATGTAGTCAACCGTGTGATCCGGGAAGTCTTTAGGTTGATAAGCCCAGAGGAAGTCGAAGACGACGTGTTTCCACTTGTTCCCGTACTCGTCGGGTTCAGGACACTCCTCCAAGTGACCGATAGCGAGGCCAAAGTTAGCATTGGTCTTGGACGGGTCACAATGGCCGTGGTAGACGAGGGCATGGGATCCAGCGTTTTGCTCCGAAAGAACTCTACCATCCCAAAGAGGCTCGAAGATCTCATCGACTTTCTGGGGTTCCAGGTAGGAGTTGATGACTTCGGCGAATTGGGCTCTACGCTCAACCTTGAACTTCTCTGGGTCTCTTCTCTCGAGACGAACCATACGCTCGTTTTCGATGACGCCGTTTCGTAGAGGCTCGTATTGAATCGCTCCCTTGAATGTTGTACCCACGAGTGAGTAGGCGTGTTGCCAATCACGGTAGAGAGCCCAAGAGGGAAGTTGGACGATGAGCATTTCGGGGTCGGCGTAAGCGATCTTCTCCTCGGATTCGAGGTCTTCGGCTAAAGTGTCGTCTTTGACATAGTCCGAAGACGCCTTCTTGCCCTCATCGTTGAGGAAAGAGTCCAGGAGAATAGAACCGGACTTGTAGAGGTCGTAGAACTTGCCGACCTTCGTGTAGGGTGAGGAGGGAATGTAGGTGAGTGCTTCTCTACCGAACTGGTCGAGTGAGGGTTGGTAGGCTTCGTAGACTTCCTCCGAGGTTCTCGGACCGCCTGTTCCGGCCTGCATGTGAGCAAACTCGTCGTAGAAGTTAGCGAAGCCTACACCACCACGACCGGAGGATGAAGTGGAGGAGGCGGCGACGGCTCTAACCGTGGCTACTTCGTGGTCGAGCCTAATCCCGCGTCTTTCGGATTCAGCGATGAGTCTCTTGTCGGCCTCGGTTCGGAGGCTAAGCGAGTACTCATTCGAAGTCGAGATAGCGGTTTCGAGATAGCGGCATTGCTCAACCGCTTGACGAATATCGGCGAAGAGAAACTTCTTGGCCTGAACCGTGTTCGTAGCAATGACTGAGAGGTAGGCGTCTTTGCCTGGAGGAAGCCCAAAATGCGCTTGAAAGTCTCCGAGGGAGTAGAAGTAGGCGAGTCTCTCCGCTCCGAGAATGCCACCAAGCATGCCTTTGGAGGCTCGTCGTCCTAGGACGTTTTGAATGTGTGGGAAGTGAGTGTAGCTGTTCTTCTTGAGATAGTCAATGCGGTACCAAATGTCGGATTGGGTACCCTCGGGTTGCGGTTGGCTCCATCCCTTACGCCACTCCTCGATGACGTCTAGGTCGTATTGAGTCATCGACTCGGTTTCCAAGTAGGCTAGTTTCAGGAAAGTGTGTTGCCTGGGGTAGAGTTTGAGTCCACAAAAGCTCGAGTGAGTAGCAAAATCAATGATGGACTCCCAAGGCTTTTGAGGTGCCAAAGCATTACGGAACTGTGAAATGAGGTCGACACCCGAGGAGAGACTTGAGAGGTTGATACTCCGCTTAGTGACCATCTAGCCTCCTTACAGCGCTATTATAAGATAAAACCGCCTAGAACACATAGGTACTAGGCGGTTTTACCGTGGTTTTTCACAGGGTTCCGAAGATCTTGCCCCTATAGGCGTAGAAGAGTCTCTCGAGTTCGATCTTCACCGTCTCCTTCTTCACTTGACTCGGGATGTACTCGTCGAGGAGTCCGATTCGGTCGGCGATCTCGCGTAGCTCCTCGAAGTCGACGTTGCGAAGCATTGAAGTGATCAAGAAACTCACAGGACTGGTCCAATGCCCTACTTGAGCTTCTTTGAACCACTCGCGGATCTTGGCTTTGTCCTTCCTCGTGAGTTTGGAGAACGCCTTTTGAACGCGTCCACCCAAATACCCCTCTCCGAGAATCCCATAAGTCACTCCCGTAGACGAGCCGATGAGCCATTGAGCGTCAGGGGAGAAGGGTGGGCGGAGAACCATCGTGTAGGGAGTTGAGGCTTCTCGCCGGTTTCTCCAAACCGACGTCCAAAACTCCTTGTCACTCACGACTCGGTACCATCCACGCTTGCCGAGTTTACCCTCCTCATCGAATTCGAACTCGGGTCCCTCGTAGAGTTCATAGCATTCTCGAGCGATCTTCACAAGGTCGTACTTGGAGAAATGCGAGAGTAGAGATCCCTTAATGTCCATGTAGACGTCGAACTTGCTGTTGAAGCATTGAGGGTAGGAGATGGACTCGTCTAGGAGAACCCTTTCGAGGTCTTGACGTGTCTCCATCTCACTTCTCGATCCAGTTGAACTGGACAGGGTAGGAGGATCCTTTCTCTTCGAAAGAGACGAGTTCGAAGAAGTCGGGGGAGTGGAAGAGACGGTAGAGGTACTCTTCCCGCGTTCCCTTCTTGGCTTCTCCCATTCCGCCCCTCCCGTATTCGGTGGAGGTCCAGGTTCCGTCCGGGAGGAGGTGCTGGATGCCGAACCTAACCGGTTCAAACCAGTCATCCCGAGGATCGAAGTCTTTGGGGAGGACGAGGAAATCTCCCCGCTCAGTTGAGACCAAGCACCCTTCACTGCAATCTTCCTTGAGTTCCTCTTCGGTGAGAGTCACGGGCTCTTCACGGAAGAAGATCTCGTAGACTCCGTCCTTAGTCGTCTTGACGGGGAAGACTTCGAAACTCTTCGGGTCGATTGTGAGAACGTACATTGCTCTTTCCTTCCTTCGTACTTCTCTTATACCACTATTTTATAGGATTTCCTATAAAGAATCAAGTGGAAGAGGCCTAAACTCGGCGATACTTTACTAGTCGATGTTGTTTTCGATGAGAATTTCGATGTAGGACTTCACCTTAAGCCAACCCTTGTCGGAGTTGTTAAGGTTACACCTCGCCTTAGCGATAGAGTAGATGGCTTTGGCGAGATTAAGCTCTAGGCTATTCAACAACTTTGTCACCCCCCCTCTCTCCTTAGAAGTAGATAGTGTGCTCGTTGTTGTAGACGATGTCGAGTTTGTCGAGTGCGGCTTGAGCGAGAATGGTGAGAAGCTCCGAGCTACTAAGCTGGATTTGCTGGCGATACTTCCACCGGATGGTCTTCTCGAAATACGTCTCCTTCTCGAAGACTAGAGTTCCGTGGTTGATCTCGAAGCGGGTTCCGTCCGAGAGCTTATCGAGATCCTTCACTTCACGAATAGGCCGGTTGAGCTTCTTTGCCTTGATTGAGACGGCTTCCGGCATAGTAGTGAAGTCGATGTAGTCTCGGAAACGCTCTTTGGCCCCTTCTACGAACCAGAGAAGCTCTCTTTCTCTCATGGTGCCGTAGGCTTCGTCTGTCCAAATAGAGATTTCGCCTCCGTCCAGTACCGTCGAGGCGAGGCAATAGAGGAGCTCCTCGGTTTGAATTGGAACGTCATCGTTTCGGATCCAGCGGACGTTCTTGTCGCGGTATTCACGACGTGTGAAAGTCATCTTCCCGGAGTGGGGGCTAATGCAAGTAAAACTCACTCGCCCTTCGAGATTCTCGAGATCCTGGAGTCCGGTGACAGGCTTCGCTCGTCCCTTGACTGGGATTTCGAGAGAGTTGCCTCCCCAAGAGGAGATCTCACCCCTCTTCTCCACCCATCCCTTGATGTAGTCATCGAGATTCACGATTCTTCTCCTCCTCTTCGTGGAGAGAGTAGCGGTAAGACCACGTCCCAGACGCCATCATGGCGATGATGATGAGCGGGAAAGTGATCGGCCAAGGCGCCCAGAACGAGAACATCACCCAGATCACCCCTGCGTAGGCGGTGAATGCGACGATGAGGGAGGTGAACTGGATCCAGTCGATCTTGTACTTCATGGCTTCTTTCCTTGCCTTTGGAGGCCTCTCTTGTTGGCCTCATACCTATATTTTATAGGAAAACCTATAATTAATCAACTGGAAGAGACGTTTCCTTCCCAATCTTCGGCCTCATCAATGACGACCGTGAGTTGAGCCATTGCATCGAGAATCGCGCTCTTGAGATAGCGGCCTCGAATCTGTCCTTCGTTGACGGCATCGTAGAGTGGACGAAACTCTCGCATAGCCTCACGGGTGATTTCGATGACTTCATCGGGATTCATTGTGATCATTCTCCTGAGCTAAGAGGGTAGTGGGTCTTGAGACCTTCGGCGAGGTCCTGGAGCTGGTCGTAAGCCTTCGCCTTCTTCTCGAGAATCATGTTCCTCTTGGAGAGACCACGAAGGAAGTAGAACATTGCAGCGACGACTAGAAGAAGAACAACGGAAAGTGCGGCGAGAGCATTCCGCTGAGCCTTGAGAGAGGAAATCTCACTCTTCTCCTGAGATTCGGCTTCAAAGCGAGTTCCTCTCTCGAAGTGGTAAGACCCCGCCCCTACCTTCTCTGTGTTGATCACGCCTGCGAAACCGATTTGAGTATCCTTGTTGACACAGAGGAAAACCGAGTCGGTCGGGTCTTCATCGTATGGACCGCAAACAACTGTCCCACCTCCGCCTGTCGCCTCGGAAGATGACTGAATGTAGTACTTCTTCCCGTTCGCAGTCATCGTCTTGGGAGGGAGCTTGGGTTCATCTCCGGGAGTCGCCGCCGAAGCCGTGCCGAAACCTCCGAGAAGTGCGGAGACTCCGAGGAAGGCGCTAGCGAGAATCTTGATCTTCGTGTTCATGATTGTTCTCCTTGTTCGAATTGAACTTGTTCGAGTTGAACTTGTTCGAGTTGTGGTAGTGTTGAGAATGAGAGAGTGCCCCCGAACCGTTTTCCTTCGTCGAAGAGGTGTTCTTGAGTCGGCGGCTCGGAGACTTTGACGGGGGTTGACCCGTCTTCGTAGGTGGATTTTGGGGTTGGAGGAAGCCTCGAGAGGAGACTCTCAGCGACTCCGCAGTAGATCGAGTTGAGTGTCATCGTAGTTTTGCGGTAGTTGAGCCTATCGAGTTCTTCTTGACACCTCCTGATGACGTCTTTGTAGGCTTTGCGGACTCGACTCCTCGCTTGAGAACTACCCGAGAGGGTGACTTCTCTCGTGAAATAGTGCGAATCTTCGGCGAGAAGAGTGTATCTCGGCGTGACTTCGTATGCGATGCAAAGCGCTGTGAGGATGAATGACTGCGCATTGGTCGTGAGAGGGTTGTCCGAGTACGTGAATTTCCTGTCATCTTCGCCGAAGCCACCTTCGTCTACGTCGATTTCGGTGATCCCGTGCTTCTTCATGAGTTTCTCGGCTTGGATGGAAGCGAGTTTCTTCTCGTTCTCGGACGAACTCGACGAAGCTAGTGCGAGTAGTTGTCTTACTCGCGCTTTGATGCGCTCCTCTGCGAGTGTTGTCCTCATACCTATATTTTATAGGATTTCCTATAAATAATCAACTGGAAAGAAACCTTTTCTAACAAGAGAACAACGAGTAGAACAAGATGGGAATAGGAAACCCCGTAGCAAATCCCTTCTACAAGGATCCACTACGGGGTTTCAGGTACCTCTAGAGTGACCTTACTGGATAAGAGTCACCTTCGAGTCACCGAGAGAACCATCTTCACGCACTGTTCCAGCGATGCCATCTTCGAGACCGGCCTGAACTTCGCGAGCATGCTTCTCGTGATCGTGGGAATCTTCACCAACAACTCGACCGTAAGGGTGAATCACTGGAGAAGTGTAGAGGTAGCCGTCGTCACCGAGTTCCTGGTTAGCGATATCAACTTCGACGAGAAAGCCGATTTCACGGAACTTGTCTTCCGCCCTCTTCTTGAGGTCGAAAAGAGTGCGAAGATCGTCACTGCGACCGATGAACTCATTCTGGATCTCTGCCCAAACGAGAGTAATGCGATTCATCTCGTCCGGGTAGAGCTCTAACTCACTCACTTCTTGTCTCCTGCCATGCGTCGGATTGCGAGAGCCCCAAGTCCTGCCGTGAGAAGACCCGTGCCGATGAAGAGCGGAGTAGAATCCGAGCCGGTACGAGCGAGGCTTGTAGGGACGGGACTCTTAGGAGAGTTCTCCTGGGGCTTTTCAGGGGACAGGGTCGAAGGCTTGTCTTCCTTCGGAGTCTCGGAAGGCTTAGAAGGCTCCGGGTTAGGAGTCACACTAGGCTCCGGAGTGGGGTTAGAAGGAGTAGGGGTAGGGCTAGAAGGAGTGGGATTCGGAGTGACGCTAGGCTCCGGGTTAGGAGCGGAAGGCGACGGATCCGGGTTGGGGGTGGGGTTAGAAGGAGTGGGAACCGGGTTGGGAGTCACCGAAGGTTCAGGGGTCGGGTTAGAGGGTGAAGGATCCGGGTTCGGCGTAGAAGGCGAGGGGTCCGGAGTGGGAGTGGAGGGTGAAGGCTCCGGAGTCGGGTTAGGCCTCACAGTACCATCACCATCCGTACCACCGTTAGAGCGGATAGTCGTCGTGGCTTCAAGCTTCATTCCGTTGACTTCCGCATGATTCGTCACGGAATTCTGGCCTTCAGGGACCTTCATCTGCTCGGGCGGGTAGGTGACGCAAGTCTTGACACCCTCAGGAGCTGTGAAGCGAATCGTGTTGTCGTCCACCTGGGTGGCGGAGATGTTCTCGGTCGTGGCCGGATCCCACGTATCCGACTTAGCGCATTTGACGCCGGGAGAGAGTCGGGTATCGAAGTCCTTGACGGTGTACTCAACTCCAGGAGTTGCGATCCACTTGATACCCCACCCAACGGTTCCGTTATCGTTAGTCCACCCGAACTTTACGTTCTCCGGGTGGGCATATTCGAAGTGGGCCGGAGAATCACAATCATTCGTGCACTCTCCGGTGCCTTCCTTATCACCCCACACGAGCTTCTTCACGACTTCACCGTCGAGAGTAATCGTACCCTCCGTTGTTCCAACGGCGGCGTCCTTGAGACGGGCTCGTGCCCACCAGGTTCCGGACACGTCTGTCTTGTCGGCGTAGGCTTCGGGAATTTTGGTGACTGTGCAAGTGAGGGTTGCCTGGTCGGCGGCACAAGTGCCAATCTCAGTCCCGTCACTAAGCGTGAACGGGAAGGAAGCATTCCAAGTGAAGGGTGCTTCTCCGTTGACCGGCTTCGTCGAGACCGTGAATGACTGGCCGACTTCGAGTTTCTCGGTGGACCAGGTTCCCCCAACGTTGATTTCAGAGGACGTCTGGCGAGACGAGGACGTTGCCTTCGTGACCTCGGCCTTGATCGGCGTAGAGGCGTAGGCGGCGTGTGAGAGAGAGAAGAGGAGTGCTCCTGTGAGGAGGATTCCTCCAGTGGTTCGTGTGTTCACGGGTTTTTCCTTCCGGGTTAATGAAGAAGTCGGTCTTCCTCATACCATTATTTTATAGGTTTTCCTATAAATAATCAAGTGGAACAATGATGTTCTTACGATTACCGAGTGAAACTCCTCCTAGAACGTGTCTGGGAAGGAGACTTCGAACTTGCCTTCTTCGAGAGGCTTGAAGACTGTGAGTCGAGTCTTCATGTAGAGACGATTCTTCGGGGTGCCCCAAACAGTGAGACATCTCCCATTGTGTTGAACGAGTTCACTCGGGAAGGAGAGAATCGGAGCGAGTTTCACCGGGAAGAAGAGACCAAGAGTGCCCCAAATGAAGTAGGAGTGTCCAAGTTCGGGAGTGAACTCATCGAAGTCAACGTCGAGAACGACCTCTCCACCGAGATTAGAGACGTACTCTACGAGTTCCTTGAGGAAAAGCTTCTCCCACTCCTTGTCCTTCTCCTGACGAAGAGCCTTGTGTTCGGCGAGTCTTAGAACGAGACGGAGTGAAGTGATGAAAGACCGTGTCGGGTCTTCGGGAAGCGGGTGAGTGAAGATTTGCATGCTAGTTCCTTTCTAGTACGGAAATGCGGTCGAGAAGCTCGTTCGGGTTGGTTGAGGATCCGAGGAGAAGTGTCTTCCCGTTGAGAAAATCGGATTGGAACCTAGCCCATGGGAGAATCCTTCCTGTGAGAGGGTAGATTCTATGAGAAACGAGGCCGAAACCCTTAGAGATGAAGAAAGTAGAGTCCTCGGAGAGTTGATAGACGTCCATTTGAGTCATGAGATACTCCCTCGCGAGGTGGAAGAAATCCTTGATAGCGCTGTTGTGTTGAGACAACATCATTGTCGTCTGGATCGAGAAGACCTCCATCCCGGTTTTCGGGAGTGGAGAGACGAGATAGCCGCCTGATTCATTCTCGATGAAGACCGCTCCCTTAAAGTTTCTACGAAAGTCGTCTTCGCAGTAGAGTTGGAACCCTGGGGCAAGCGATTTCACTCGGTAGACTCCCCCTGGACGCTTTTCTACTGCCGAAACCCGCACACTAGAACGGTCTACTGCGATGTGATACTCCATTAGTCTTCGAGCTCCTTGAGATAGTCGATCTCGTTGAGACGATCCGTCGGGTCGGTTGTGAAGTAGTAGCCACTCGGGACTTCATCGTCTCCTTCGTAGAATCCTGTGATTCGGTCGGCTACCCTGCGAATCTCGTATTCTATACGGTCCGTAGCCGCCGAGTCTCCATATGCTTCCCAGCGTAGTTCGTCGCATACATCGTCGATGTCGAGGAAACAGCGGTTGTCTTCCGAGATTTTGAGAGCTTCTTCGAACTCTTCTCGTGTTTCGATCACTTCTTCTCCTTAGAAGATGGTTTGTACAACATTTATTTTATAGGATTTCTTATAAAGAATCAAGTGGACAAAGAGAAACCCGCACCACTACTAGAGGAGCAATGCGGGTTTCTTCTACTAGAGCGAGGACTTGTCGCTAAGCCGATTAACGATGGCAGCAACTTCGCAATCGAGGAAGTGGGTAGCGGGGTTGAAGCCAATGGAGTAGCCCCACTCATCCTCATCGAGCTTCGTGAAGAGACGTCCGTCAATGAAGATATCGGTTCCGACCTCGAGTTCGCTTAGGTCAACGTTGACCTTCTCGTTGGACTTGGGTCCTCCCCACATCGTAACTCCGGTGGGAACGTTGAAGGACTCCCCGATCGCGTCGGCGATGATCTCGTCGGTCTCGAAGTTGTTGTACATGATTGTTCTCCTTGTAGTTGGGAGGCCTCCTGTTGGCCTCTATACCTATATTTTATAGGAAAACTTATAAACAATCAACTGGAAACAAAGAAAACACCCTCCAAACAATGAAGTCTAGAGGGTGTTTCCTAGAAGAGATCAGCGGTAGGGGGAGTAGAGCTCGAGAGTGAGCGGGAAGCCGTACTTGGCGGCGTCTCTAGCGAGCTTGGCCGGAGAAGAAAGCGTCTCACCCGCCTCGTTGTAGTAGTAATCCGCCATCTGGAAGTAGTAAGTGGCCGTGCCGTTGATGCGAATCACAGGACCACCGGCCGAATCACCGGAGTTGAGAACGAGTGCGGTTTGACCGAAGTCAATGAACTCATCCTCGGCAACGGCGTCGAACCACTCATCCTCGTCCTCGTAGGTGACGGAGGCGACGGGGGAAGTCGACGGGCCGTACAGGAACTCAACCGAAGACTCCTCGGCAAGTTCGGCGGCGGCTTCCTCATCGTCCTGGAAGTAGCCGGGAATAGCGGTTCCGGTCCAACCCTGCGAGGTCTTGTAAGCCTGACCACCATCGCAGGCAATAGCCGTGCCGATGGGAAGCGAAGCGAGGTCGGTTTCCTGACCATCGACCTCAACTGTGGTTCCAGCAGTCTTGACCCTCGACGTCTTCGAAGTGTAGGCATCGAGGGTAGCCTTGAAGATCTCGGCGATCTCGTTGATTTCTCTTGCGGTGAGCTTTCTCATGATAGATTCTCCTTAAGCGGGTTTTTGAGGGGATAGGTAGAAGTCGAGACGAAGGGGGAAGCCGTATTCTTCACACCACTCGGGAAATTCCTTCGGACGGTAGCCGTAACCCTTCATCGCGTCATAGAAGGAGAAGAGAGGGTCCTTAAACAGGGAAATCCCTCTACTGTTAGCGACGATTACGGCGTTCTCTGGAATGTGACCTTGGTTGATAATGAACTGGTGGCCATTAAAGTCGAGGAACTGGTCTTCGACGACGGCTTTGCGAAGCTCCTCTTTGTTCTCGAAGTAGGCAGTGCTGTCTGGGGACCTCGGGTTATCAGGACGGTAGATGAACTCGACTGGACTATTGTCACTCCAACTGTTCATTTCGTAAGCGGCGTGTTCACCCTTAGGGTCTTTCGCACCCATGACTCCGCGCCACTCAATTTCATGCCTGAAGTAGACGAAGCCTCTACAGGTAATAACCGTACCAACAGGAAGAGTCTGGAGGTCAACCTCTTGTCCGTCAATCACGACTGTGGTCTTCGACGCCGCGGTCTTGGTTTCGACTCTCTTAGCTTTCTTCGGCGAGACACAAGCTTCGAGAGTCGCTTTGAAAACCTCAGCGATCTCATTGATCTCGTTTGCAGTGAGTTTCCTCATGCAACACTCCTAGGGGTAGTAGTGAAGGGTCCTTCAAAGCTTAAAGGGAAAGCGAGGAGGGTTATTCTTCAGGCCAGTTGAGAAGATCGACTCGAGCGCCGTTGTCTAAGGCATCCCGACACATTTGAGCGACCTCGAAGTCGTTGAAGGCCGACTTATGTGTATCCGGAGCAACCCACCCATCAAAGAGTTTGAAGTAGTAGACCTTGACGATTCGGAGAAGAGACCCGGGGAGTGCATTAGAGATGTTGATGAGGACCTCGCGGTCGCCTTCATAGGCTCGGGTCCAGTTCTCATATCGACTTGTAGTAGGCTCGTCTACGAGAACTTCACGAAGCTTCTCCACGAGCTTCTCGAATTCTTCGCTGTTCACTTTCTTTCTCCTTCTTCGAATTCGTGGCACCCACGCCACTTACTCCACAAAACATTGAGAACGGGGTTCTCTACGGTTAATTCGGGATAGGCCACTTGGATTCACTCTTCCAAATAGGCTCGGACACAGGCCACCCCACGAGTGGAACCACATCGGCCTTGAATGCGATCCAGGAAAACTCCTGGTTCGTGAGTTTGACATCACCTCCATGCGCTAGATGCTCCCAAGCGCCGTCCGTTTGAAGAACCCAAACGCCGTCCTTCTTGACGAACATGAACCTATCGAGAGTCGCGGATTGGCCTTCAGCGAGATTCTCGAAGTTCACCCAAACGGGTCGAGTGTAGAACATCGTCAAAGCCGAGATCACGACGGGTTCACTCTCGAGTTCTTCGAAGTTTTCTTCGTCTCGAGCCTCTTCCACGAGTTCCTCGAGCTCTTCGAGATTCTTGATCACTGTCGTCTCCTCAAGCGTTGGCCGGAATCTTGACGACACTCTTCATGAGAGCCGGAATGTCTCCGTGCCTCTTGAGGAGAAGTGCCATAGCTTTGTCTACGAGAGAAACGGCGTCAACCCACTCTCCGTAGCGCCACACGTTGCCTTCCTTGATGAAGATGAATCCCTGATATTCGATCATCGAACCCGAGTCGAGTTGAGAGAGGTCAATGTCCGCTTGGGGCCAGGGCTTCGAGTTCTTGTAGATGTTCATTCGAATTGTCGAGTCCGCGTCTTCGAGGTAGGAGAGTGCGGCGTCGAGTGCTTCGTGGTCAAGCATGAAAGTCGTAGAAATCACTTCTCTTCACCCTCATCGTTCTCGGTGTCTTCACCGATCTCGAGGATCTCGACGATCTTTCCAGCTCGACGAGCTTCACGACACTCGAGAGCAAGTCCACCGGACGTCTCCGTAATCCAGGAGTCCCCCTTCCGCCAAAGGTGGTTCCCGAAGGTGTAGACCTTCTCTCCGACCTGGATCTTGGAGCCGTCATTGTGGATTGCGAAGATGTTCACTCGGTATCCGGCGTGCATTCCCTGGGTCGGAGTGAAGCAAAAGTCTTCTCCGAGGACGACTTCGCCGGACATTTCGGAAAGACGGGTCAGTCGAGCGACTTCTTCCTCGATCGCGCCCTTGAGCTTGTCCGAAAGTTCGTAGTTCATGATTGTTCTCCTTGTAGTTG